TTTCCACCCACATGCGCTGAATCTCTTTAAAGAATTCAGGGTCATCTTTCATCGCCAGCATTGCCCAAGTGCCGATTGCGATATGGTCGCCGTCTTCGAAGAAGTGAACGAGCAAACCGCGTTTGTATTTCAGGTCAAGGCTTTCCGGCTTGCTGACCGTCGCCATTACGCGGTAAATGTGATCTGCGTTCTTGATCGGCTGTTTGTCGTACAGTTCGGAAGTGCGTTGGATGTTTGCCCACAGCCAGATCAAACCTTTCAGCGGTGGGTATTTTTCCAAATCGGCTTTGGAGAATTTGATCCAACCTTTGAAATAGTTTTCGACCAAGGTTACGAGGTCGTCCATATCCAGATCGGAATCGTACATATCAAACTTTTCGAGAAACGCGGCGCTGTATTCCGGCCCGATAAACGTGTGGTTACGCAGGCTGTTGGCGGTACGGAATTCGTGAACCTGTTTCTTTTTGACCGCTTGCATGGCTTTGCGCAAAGTTGGCGAACGGAACAAATCGTTTAGCAGTGGGCGCAGAGAGCCATGTGCAAACGAATCGTAAAACCCTTGCGCGGCTTCCGGGTTACTGCCGATAACACGGCCCACTTGTTTTAAGTTGGTTTTTGTCTGTTTGCTATAGGCAATATCGCTACACACGTCGTGCATGACTTCGTGCCACATATCGCGCTTGTCGGAGTCTTCGGCGTCACCAACCTGTTCGCGTTTTTCTTTTGCAATGCGCCACGCCACATAGTTTGCAGCAAGTTCGGGTTGTTCTTCAAGAATTCCAGAAACGCCACCACCTTCCCAGTCAGTACCCGACTGTTCGGAACCACTATCGGAAGTTTTGTAATCGTGACTTGGCGAAATGCTGTCGTCGTACAGCCCCTTCACCATTTTGTAGAAACCGGGCGGCACGTCTTTATTCAGGCGGCGCAGGAAACGATTGAGAGTTTGATCGAAACCGGGAACCGGGTTGCCGTACACCGAAGTTTCGCGACGATACAAAACGGTGCCGCTATCGTTTACGAAAGGTTTGAGCAGGCAGCGGCAAAGCGGTTGGTTGATGTTGGTGTCGTCGCCTTTGATTGCGTAAACAACCAACGTACCTTCGGCCACGTCTTTTTCAACGTACTGGTAATTGGAACCGTTGCGTTTGCCCGGACGATCATCGGCCAGACGCATGCAGGAAGTTTGGTCCCAATCGCGCCCGGTGCTCATGCCGATAATGTCGTATGGGTGGCACGACACGACCATCATGATTTTGGTGGCGTTTGAGTTTTGCAGTTGCGGATCGTTGTCGAAAGCCGCTTTCGCAATTGGGTCTTTGCTAATGACCTTGCCGATGTTGAAGAAGTTTTTCTGTTCTTTGTCCGAAATCTTGACGCATTTCTTTGCCAGATAATCGGAGACGCGGTAGCCTGCAACTTTCAACGCGTGACGCACGGCATGCGGAACAGTCAGTGTTTTGGTGTGGGCGCTTTCACCCATCGGAATGTACAGGCGGTAATCTTTCGAACCCTTCGGCATCACTTTGCGCAGAAGTTTTACGCCCGGACCATTCTTGTTCCAGTCCCGACGATATTTCAATGCCGTTTTCATCGAGACGACGGCAAGGCTGATGTGCTTTTTCATTTGTGAATCAAACCTTATGCTGTGACACCAATTGGGAAATCTGCGAGAGTCGTGCCTTCTTGGAAGCCTTCTTCGGCACGCTTCAAGAAAGCGGCGTAGGCAGCGGCCTGATCTACAGGATGGAGGAAAGTGGAATCAATGTTTTCAAGCGGGAACGGTTCGTACCATTCGCCGGTGCCATCTGCGTATTCGCAGAAAACCTCGACCGCGTAAATCACTTTGCCACGGGTGAATTTGACGGAAATGATTCGTACCTTCGGCGCAGCCTTCGCAATGTCGGCAGGCAGATACGTGTACATGCCGATTCCGTTTTCGCCACTCGGGGCAAACAGTGCTTCGTCACCAATCTGGAAATGCGAAGGCAATCCGGTTGCCAACGAAATCATGTATCTCATTCGAAGTGCCTCCGGTTTTTGCCTTCCACATACGACACATGCACCCAGCCGCTTTCTTCGACTTCGGTGTGGAACTCGGTTTTCAAAATGTCGAAGTCCATGTTGCGCTTGATGTAATCGTACAGTTCCTGAATCGAACCGTTCTTGGCGCGAATGTCTACGGCTTGGCCGAGCGGGTGTTGTTTGGTTTCGAGATAATCGCGCCAGCTATTTGCATCAGCAAAGTGACGGCGATTCTCTACGGTCCATTTGTAGAATGCCTGTTTGCACAGATCGCGTTCTAGGGCCGGTGCGCGATACCAACTGTGAATGTAGATGAATTCGAATTGCTGGCGCAGAGGCTCAAGCAACTTTTGTGCGAGCGCGCTAGCGTTTTTGATTACGGCATCGGACGGGGTGTTGTCGATACCGAGGCGCTGCGCTGCATACGAATAGGCAACGTCGCGCAGATCATAGTTTGGGCTGATACGTTTGTTCATCGTGTCCTCACAAGGCAAGGCCAATGACAATCAGCGCTTGCAGAATTGCTTTTTCGATTGCGTTGTAACGACGCTCGCTGTCCAACTGATTTTGCGATTCAGTGTACAGGCGGCTATACATATTGCCACGGTCTTCCTGTTGTCGCACCAGCGTGGTCAACAGGTTGCGCTGAATGATGGTTTCGTTGTGCGCGCTTACCAAAGTTTTCAACGCTTGGGTATTGGCTTCGGCCTGTCGGGCGTAAGTGTTTAACTGGTTCATCCCGTTCAAATCAAAACCAACGAATTCGGTTCCGTCAGTTGCAGTCACCGAAACGCCCAGTGGACGTTCCGGCAATTGCGGATCGAGCGAGACTGGTTTCAAATCTTCGAATTCTGTATGCAGAATTTCCGGCTCGCGTGGCGTGGCACAAGCTGCTAACGACGCAAGCACACAAATCAAAACCAATCGTTTCATTGTCAGACACTCGGAGTTTGTTTTTCCTTTTCCTGCGCAACCACATTCGAATCAATCAGATCATTGAAGTTTTGTTGATTCGAGAATTGGCTGGAGGCACGTTCCAACGCCGCTTGCACGGGAGCAGGCAGCGGCGGTTTGTTCAACATGGCATCGCAGGCAATCCCCATTGCGAAATAGGTTTGCTTGCCCAGTCCCGGTTCGATGATGATTGTGGCAATGAATGCACCAATGCCACCCATGATCGAATAGAACGTTGCCATTTTGTTGTGAGTCCAATACTCGATTGGATCAATCTTTTCGCGTTTGCACTTCCACAGCCAGTTGACCATGACGCCCAACATCATGCAGATGAAGTAGGTCAGGGCCACGTCTGGCGGAACGTCAAACAATTGCGAAAGTGCTTTCCAGAGAATTTCCATTTGGTGTTACCCGGCTTTTCTCCTGTCCATTTCGACAACCATTTTTCCCATGGCATCGAACAGGCGCAGGCGATTGAGAATGTCGTCCAGCTTGCGAATGAAAACATTCGAGCGGCTGGTGTCAGTGTTGGGATCGTTGTCTTCGTCGGCAACGTATGCCGCGTTGAAATCGCGAATCTCTTTTTTGTATTGTTCGATGGATTGGCGAATGTGTTCCGATTTCAGCGTCAGCTTTTGCAGCCAGATGCGCTCGGCTGGTGTGGCGTTGGTGGCCGAAATATCGGGACGCATTTTGAACAACGTGTTGATGTTGCCGACGCCAATGATATGCCAAAGACTCATTTCATGATTCTGGCGGCGAACGACTGTAGCCAGTTCGGAATTGTAGTCAGACACGTTTGTTCCACTCCTTTAAAGCATCTTCCAGTTTGCGGCTCTGCGAAGGGATCACAGGTTTTGCAGCCTGTACGACCGCTTCCTGTTTTTCCGCAATACTGGTGTTGGTTGATTGAATTTCGTTTGCTTTCTGGACAATCTCTTTCGACTTGTCTTCGGCAATTGCTTTGGTTGCGGCCGGTGAAGCTTCACCACGATTGCGCCATAAAACAGCGCCGATCATCAGGACCAGAGAAACAAGGCCAGCCATGATAAACGATTTGAATTGTTTGAGTTTGTCGAGCATGGCAGATACCTACATTTTGTCGTCAGGAATATCGACCTGCCGTCGTTTGGAACGGTCACGCCCAAGCCGTTTCATCAGCTTGCGCATATGCGGGTCGATTACGGTTTTGGTTTCTTCACCGTCCGTTACCTTGTCTTTTACATTTACTTTCATGTGGCCCTCCCCGACCGGAAACGAAAAAAGGGTAGAGGACTAATCCCCTACCCTTTCAAATTACCGAATTAACGCAAAAGCGTTATACCTCGGTGAAGCGACCAGCAACGGAAATCACAACTTCCGCCGCCTCGGCCAGAGTTACAACCACGGTGTTTACCGAAGTAGATTCGACGGTATCAGCGGTGATAACTTGTTTGGTGGTGCGGTCGTACACGGTCACAACCGGGAACTCGTAGTTCATGTTGTGAGTGACGGTGTGAGTGGTTGCCGCAAGGGCGCCCGAGTTGTACACGAAGAACGAACTGCCAAACTGAATTTGCAGGTTGTTTACGATGGCCGCGATTGGCGCGATATCGGCTTCGGTGATGAAATCGGCAATCGACTCAACGGTTGCGTAGGTGGCAGACAGATCACCAACTTTCAAACCGTTCGGGCCGACGGTCAGGGTAGCGCCGTCGAGTTTGATGGAAATTTCGTCGCCGGTTTTGGTGATACCGTTACCAGCGGAAACGCCAGTCAGACCGCCGAATTCAGCCCAAGTTGCACCGTCCCAACGCAGCCACGCAACAGCAGTGGTATTCCAAACCAGCGCACCGGCGCCAGCGACGGAAACGTCGTAAGCGACGGAAACGATTACGCCAGCGGCATCGACTTCGACGATATCACCAGCAGCGGCAGCAACGCCGGTTGCGAAAGTGGTGCCGTCAACGTAAATGTAGCGACCGGCTTGGTCAACGAATTCGCTTTCCAGACCAACAACGTCGGCTTGGAAATCCAGACCGGCCAGAGCGTTTTCGATTGCGTTGGTCATCGCGGTTTGCGAAACCAGATTCTGCACGGCGTCAGCCACGTCTTGATCGGAAGCCAGACCAGCAACGGCGGCGCCGATTTCGGTAGTCACGTCTGCGGATTTCGCATACGGGAGCAGCGCGGTAGTCAGTTCGCCTTCGGTGATACCGTCAGTATCGCCCAGCGCTTGAATGGCGGTGCCGTTGAAGAATTTCAGAATGCCTTCGGTGCCGTTTACCCACAGACGCGGGGCGGAACCGAGGGAACCCAGAGTTGGGTCAGCGGAAAGAACTTCCGGTTTCAGGTTCAGCAGTTGACCGACGACGTTCAACGAACCATTGATTTTATGTGCCATGTGAGAAGCTCCTTAGCTTTTCAGTTTACGATCAGTGTTGGTGGAACCGAGATGATTTCCAAAAGGACAATCTCCTCGTCTTGCAGTTGTCTCAAGAGAGAAGCCAGTGGTTCCTCCCCTTCAATGACTCCCTCCGTAAAGGAAATTACCTCACTGCTATAGTTTTTAATTGCGATGGGCAATTTCCCGCAAGATACCCGAAGGTATTGTCGGATTCGTTCACGCAACAGAAAAATTCCTGTCGCTTTGTAGTAGGCGAGCGCGAAGTTGTCCACATACGCCACAAGGCGGTTGGTGTTGCTGCGGTTCTCCGTACATTGCTCGACTACAAAATTCGATCCCAACAGGCAATCAATCTCGTACAGTTCGTACATGGTCGATTGCAACATCGTGACTAGAGCGTTGATGATAAGCGGGTAAGCCTCAAGCTGAGATTCGCCAGTCGCTTTTCTAACTTGTAACACGAACGCATTTCGAGTTTCGGTATGTGCTTCCTGCCAAACTGAAATGAACTTGGGAACGAACACGTCCGTGTGAATATCGAAAATATTGCAATGTGTCCGGTGGATTTTGTCAATGCGCTCAACAACCACATTGATTTCATTCTCGCCGATCACAGGCTTGTTCAACATCAGGTATTCAACTTCGGAAGCCCAAAGGCTAAAGCTGTTGAATAAAAGCAAAAGCGATTCTCGCGCTACTTCACTGAACTGGTTTTTCTCCAGAATCAGGTCATTCAGCATGAACGCCTTGGAGTTGTAGAAATACTCCAAGGACTTCGCCGCTACGGAACGAAACCGTATGTTGTTTTGAACGAAAGCCACTGGTGTGTCCTCAAATGCCGCGTGCCGGGTTATGGGCATGTGACATAGTTAGACCAAGAATCACGCCGCTTACTTGGCTCTGTTTGTCATTGATTTCAGAAATGATTCGAACAATCCGTTCCAGTTCGCGATTCATTTCATCATCAGCCCGAGTTGTTTTTGTCTGCACTTCCGCTACAAGTGTTTGAATCTCTCGCAATGCTTTGTGCAGGGATTGCTGTTGCTCCGCAAGTTTTGGCAGAAGTTCAACGCTGAGGCCAGACGCTTGGTCTTGGCACAGCTTTTTTATTTCGGCAAGGGCGGCAAGAACAGCCGCATTGTTGGAAAGCTCGCCGGTTAATTCATCGTTCTTTTTCCGGAGAGCAGCGTGGTCGCTTACCAGCGGTAAAACGAAAAAGTAATATCCCGCGCCCATCATGATCGCAATGATGATCGCAACTGCCGAAGGCAGGGGACCGGACAGCAAACCGTTTAGGAAGCCCATAATCAATTGCACCTGTCGTTGCTTGGGCTTATCTTAATGACCTTACCTTGTGGCTCCGCAATGATTGTAATCTTTGCCATTCGCGGTTCCGACAAAACGCACGCATCGCCTGCACCCGGCAGTACGGTGCAAACTGCTTTGATACAGTCTACATATTCCCGCACTACCGGATTAGGCTTTGTGTTTGACGAATATCGAAAAAACGCAAACAGCAGACAGGCCAAGATTATCAGAAGAATCGTGCGGCTAGTCCGAAGGTGCGATGACACGATAAAATTCACCCATGTGAGAAGCGTATTTGTCTGTCATTCCCAGTTGTTTCAGCCGGGGGAATGAGGCACACACGCTAGCGGTTGTGGTTCCCTCTACAAGCAGATTGGAAACTTCTTCCGGAACCGGACCAACCGCGAAAGCCGTTTTAAAGCCAGCGTGGCAAATGCCAACGTCAACGTGCTTTCGGTTTACCTCCACTAAGATCGCTTCCGCGTCAAAGTAGGAGAGGGTCTGATTCAGGTGATCTGTGAAGTTGAAAACATTTAGAAAGATGAACCCCTTTGGCTGTTCGGAAACCTGAGAGATTGTTTGTCGCAGTTCATACTCGGTGCTAACCGTGTACTCTGTTGCTTTCGGCAATTGCGCTTTGATAACGTCAGAACGTTTTCGCGCCAGAGACGAATCGCCGCTGAGAATGTAGACCGGCCCGTCAAACAATTTCTGGTTCAGCTCTATCTGAGACAGCAGAGGAACGTACTTGATATGTTTTGCTTTGAATTCAAAATTGTCACCGAGTAGCGTGGCACGATCAACGTTGTTTTCCACGACGAATCGTGAAAGGACTTCGCTAACGTCACGCTCTCGGGGATTCGGATCAAGAAAAACAACATCCTTGACGCCAATACTTTTCACCAATTGCTCACCGTACAGCAGCGTCACCGGATGCGACTGCACAACAAGATCGGTGATTGGTCGTGGTGGCAATGTGACACTACCCCACACCGTACAATGATAAATTAGGACGAAAAGAAAAAGCAAAGATCGCATTAAAGAACTCCTACCTCGCACAATTCCGGAAACGGGAATCGAACGATGATTGTGTTTGCGTCAATGATTTCGACTTCCGTAATCGCAATCTCTTTTTCGACGTAAACGGAAACGCAAGGCGTGGTTGTGTTTTTGCCGTGTGCAATAACGTGCTCGATTGCGGCGGCGTTTGCAGTATATTCAAACCGAGTAGCCGGAGTGAAATCTGCCAGTTTGTCTTCAACGAATTTTTGACTCGCTGCGTATTCCGGGCCGGTCGGCTGATCGACCCAAAGTTTCAAAGCAGCATTCAGCGTACCGCCTTCGAATTCGCCGCGAGTGTTGTGCGGGTCGTCAATGTTGGTACTGTGTTGCAGCAAATCCCAACCGGCAGGTTTTGCTTTGTCCCAACGTTGAGGCTCCAACGCTTTTTCAACAGTGGAAATTTCCGCCCACGTATTTTTGCGTCCACCGGAAGGCGAACGAGAAGTACGCACGTACATGGTGGAGCCTTTCAACCATTTCAGATTGATTGGTGCGTCGATGGTGTACGGTTCGTTTCGGTTCCAAACTGCGACCGTGGTTTGTGCATCAATTGTGGTGCCTACGGTCAGCATGCAATCGAGGGAACCACGCGCCGCGTAAACATCGTTGAGTCGAGTGACCAAACTTTCCAAAGAAGCATACGACATAGTTTACGCTCCGACGACGGTGATGTTGATTTCTTGCACTGCGGGTTGTTGCTGATCTTCTACTTGGCAAACTTGGATAATTGCAACTTCGGTATTGCTGATCCGGTGCAACATTGGCGAAAAGTAGGTGTAGCATACACGCGTTGGGAGCGGTAGCGGTGCTGCGTCACCCAAAATAATTGTGCCGGTGTCCTCATTGTATTTACCAACGTATACTTTGCAGTCACGTTGGTTTCCGGCTGTCACGGTCCATTGATAGCTGAGAGTAGAATCGTCGGTTGCACTGGCGCCAACTCGGGCGATTGCAAAAAAGTATTCGCTGTCCAACCAGATTGCGTCAAGGAACATGATTGAAGAAGTATCACGCCACGGGGTTTCGGCCGATGCCGTCATACCGCCTGCGTTTACGGCAGTTTGTTTGCCAAGCAAAGTCAGTTTTGTAAAAGTGTTTCTACCAGTCGGCATGGGGCCATTGCCATCGGGGGTAGTACAACCGAGTGACAAAAGAGTGTTTTGCGAAATCGGCAAAATCTCTCGGGCTTTTTGATATCCGTAACGGTCGTGCGCGCCGGGCATTCCTTGGTTTACCAGATTGCTATCACCCGCCGTAAACTGCACAACGCCTTGATCGTCAAAAGACGTAAAGGCGTACCCGTATGGGTCGTAACCTTGGCTGCCTATTGAGTAGCGCGGCCCTTCCATCGCACGCATGCCCATTACTTTTCCGTTTCGATCTTTTCGGAACATCGAATTGGAAAGGTTTGACCAACCTTTTGGGTTTACACTGGAATCAGAGTTGGCGCGGGTTGCGGCAGGACCAGCATCAATAGTGGTGAATGTAAAACCAGTTGCACCAACATCCACCAATTGATATTGGTTGTTGTAACCCGTCGCCGGTGCGGTAGGAAGGTGCGAAGAAATTGCACGCGTTCCGGAAAGCAATGCAACAGCCGGACATTGATAAGGTAGATTGCCAAGTGGGGTTGCACTTGCTACCGACTTAAACGCAAACGAAACGCGGTCGGAACCATCAACATCGAAAACGTAATACGAAAACGTATTCGACGATTCCAGCAGTGCAGCCAGAATACGCCCATCACCCAAAACACAAAGCGACGGCATCATCAGGCTGTTATGCGGAATGTTGTAAACAGCAGAAGCCGGGCCGTAGGTTGGCGCGTTTTTGCCATTGAAATAAACCGGCTGAATGAAAAGTTTGCGAGTGCCTGTAGTGCCGGGGCCGGTCCAACCCGTGTACATGAGGAAAGCTTTAGATGGCGAAACGCTACACCATGCAAAACTGCGAGCGTCAGCAACAATGGGACCGGTAAACGGAACGGTAGTAAAAGCCATTTGGGGAATTCCTTAAACTTGTTCGATGTATTCGCTGACCGAAAGCGCAGAGCGTTTAGTTTCCAACGTGCGCGCCGACATAATTGCAGAAGTTGAACCGTACTGGTATTCGGTCGGGGCCGTTACCACATTACGTTTTGCTCCAAGGTCTTGCGTACCCATTAGCGGATTATCCGCACGCGCCAAGTATTGCGATAGTGTGAGCGGGTAACGAACAGGGTTCAACGTGGTGGCAGTGAGCAATGCTGCCGTACTACCGTTAAATTCTGAATCGCTGAGGAAAAGCTGTTTTACTTCGGTTGTCAGAATCGCGGTTGTGATATCAACAGAACCGGTCGATCCGTCAATTGGGAATTTCTTGTCGTTGATCGTGACAAAGAAAAACTTTTTGAGGAAAGCGACAGGACCGCTCAAGGTCAGTTTGCCGTCACCTTGCACCAAAGCTAGTTGGATGCCTGTGTGCGTTTTCAGACCCGCAGCAACTGCAATACGGCGGGGTTGCTTAACCGGATGAATATCAGATTGCGGAATATCCTGTTTCGTCGCATCCGCTTTTTTCACTGCCGAATATTTATCGGCCAAGCGCACGACAACGTATTTGCCGCAATCATACGCTTCGCTAATCGGTGCAGCGAAATCGTATGTGGCAGTAGGTCCAATGACTTTGCCGTTTTCCAACACAGCCCAGCCGTCGAAATAACCGAGGACCAGTGCAGGCGCAGCAACCAGAGAACCCGGTGTGCCATAGCGCGTGGCGTCAGCGATTCGCAAATTCGAACCATTGAGCCAAAGAAACTTGCGACCAAACAGCGGGTCGAGTTTTTGCGTAGTGACGTTGGAACCCGTCACTTTGTAAACGGTGCCGTCAATGAAACGCTGCGCAGTCAAAGCGCAATCGCCATTGTCATTTACCGTGAGCACGTCGGTGTAATCAGGCAACGTAGTTTGCGTTTGTGTTTGCGTGCCAAGGAAATAACGTGTGAGAAGCAAACCACTTACGAACGCAATCCACTGGCCCGACGGAGAAATGGCGGCTGCACTAGCGGCAATGGGAAAACGCAAAGTGCGGTGCAGCCGTTGGTTAATCAATTGCAGCAAATCGACTGTGGATTCGCGGACAAGCAAAAGGCGCGTGCCCTTCGCGTTCTGCAACATACTGTCGAAGACGCTGTGCGTTGAGTGTCTTACAAATTCCATACACAGTCCCGAAAGTGTTGGGGCGCCAGAGACGCCCCGTTTGGTTTAAGATTTGCGAATCGAGAGCGAGCGCAATTCCATGTTGGCGAACCAACTCACGCTTCTGTTTGTGCCACCGAAACGACGACCGATATACATAACGTCGGAATACTCGTACACCAGATCAGCAGGCATTGCAGCTTCGCCAATCTTCCGTCCGTTAATATACAAATACACAGTTCCAGATTCGCGTACAATGCTAACGCTATATGGAGTGTTCGCTGCCAAAGTGACAGGAATGCTTGTGTATTTATTTGCGGTTGTGCTGATGCCGCCAATAACCATGTTGCCGGAAGTCCAGTTGTACCAGAGGTCAAGGTTGACTTTCTGACCAGTGGTCGCCCATGTACCCCAAAATATCAACGGGGTCAAAGCAGTGCCAGCAACGGCGGGCGCAGAGAACACAGTAAAGTCAAAGTCAATTTTGAAGTTACCCGTTCCCAGTGCGGCAGTTGGGTCATCTGGAATCGTCAGGAAGCTACTACCATTAAACGTGAGTTTGTTTTCCGCAACTGTAACGCCAGTGTTTACCGTACCGGCGGGCAGAGTCGTCCCACTAATCACATTCAACTTTGGTGCTTCGGACGGAACCAGTTCAAACACAGGCCACCACGCTTCGCTCAAGTTTGCAGCGCCGGTTGCGTTTATGTAATCCGTTGTCAATCCGAGGAACGCTGGATGATTTCGAACTACGCGGCAATTCGGTTGCCAGCCGGTGTGTTCTTCCTGACACCAAACACCATACGACATACTGCCATTTGCACGACCGAAATCTGCCTCGGTAAACTTTTCCCAATACGTTGCAGTTGGGTCGGATGCCCAAACGCGCTGCATGAGTTGAGTCCATTCCGAGTTTTGTGTTCCGACCGGGTTGTTGACGAAATACTGCGCGGTCGGGCACGGATCAGCGTCGGCACCTTGGAACAATCGAACTTTAAACTTCTGCGTACCGATAGAGACAATTTTGTTTTGGTTGACGTTTGGTGTTGCAGGTTTTCGACCAACGCCGTCGATGCCGTAAACAGCGCCGCATGCGTAAATCTGTTCCCACGTCAAATTGTGGCGCAAAGGCTTTTTCGGAACAAACAGAATCTTGCCTTGATACGCAAACTTCAACCAATCCGTACCGGCATTTAGTGCAGTACCCGCAGTGAGTCCGATCAGCGCCGCAGGGTCTGCGCCTTTCAACATATCCGCACTGGACACCGTGCCGTAATAACCGAGTTGCGAAGTGCCAGCCTTCAATACAGACGGGCCGGGAACTCCGTTATTCGGAAGTTTCGAGAACGTTGCTTGTGCGCGAATCGCACCGTTGTACAATGCAAGTTTTGCAATTCGGATATTGCGATGTTGCGTGTTGCCCACGCCGACCGGACTATCCCAGTCGCTGCGCAAAAGCGTGGTCACATTGTTTAGCGGAAGTGCAAACGTGCCACCGCCAACTTTTACCGAGTCGATGTAAATGGAAATGACGCCATTAACACGTTCGATCACAATGTGTGAATCGGTGGCGCCTTTTACTCCGACCGTGGTTTGGATTTTGTTGATTACGCCGGTCGAACTCATGCACCAGAAGTTTAGCAGCCCGGACGTTCCAGTCATCCGGAGAATCCAACTATTGTTTGCTTGCGCTTCGCCGCTTGTCCACTGCCCGAGAATGCCCGCGTTACCGGAAGCAATCGCCATCGGCCTAAACGTCACTTCAATTGTGAAATCACCTTCGCCGAAATACGGACACTGTGCAGTGAATTTCGAAGAACCGGCAGGCGTCAGGAGTCTTCCATAGTTTACCGTTGTAGTCCCCAACGTGATTGCAGCGCCAGTAACTTCGTTAACCGCAACGTTTTTGCGCATGCACGCTTGGAACACAATTGTCGGAAGAACTTCTGCTTTGTATTCCGGAATCACAACAGCAGGCAAACTGGTAGGCGGTGTAAACGATGCAGAGTACGCAGATTTACCACGCATGATCCGCATGTTCCAACGCTTACCGATTGCGCCACGACGAACAGAAAGCAATTCAGTCGTTTTAAACGGCGCGGTGGCGTGAGCGACGGAGAATGCGACTTGCCCGTTTAGGTAAATGGTCAGCACGCCAGCAACACGACAAACGGCGAAGTGATTGTCGGTGTTTAGTGCGATTTGCATAGCAGGGTTGCCGTAGATGAAACCAGACCCTGCGCCGTTTGGTGTAAGTAGAAAGAGAACCGACAAATCCCCACCACTAACCACAAGGTTAAAGGCGCGGTCAGAGTCAGTGCTGCCCATTGTGTCCATAGCCAAAATCGAACCGCCAAGCGGATCAACACGGCTAAAGTTTGCCCAACCTTCGATGCTGAAATCTTCGTCCGCGTTCAAATACAACGGCGGAGCATTATTCATCGGAGCATTGGTCGTGTCCGTATTGACCAATTTCTGGTCAGTGATTGTTGCACTGGTCAGCAAAAGGTTTGAACCGGAAACGTCTTCGAACGCCAGACCGTCGGCAAACGTAAACTGCGCCCACGTATCAATGTAATTGTTTAGTTCTGGTTCCGGATCAGTAACGCCGAGGTATTCCAAAACCGGACGCCAAACAGCAGTGTACCCGCCGCCGCTTCCTGCCGTACCAATCGAAGCTGCCAAACCAGTTGCGGTAAGAAAACCGCGCTCCACCCGATACCCTACGCCATACGGATGCGATTCTTGACACCACGACAAATCGCCGCCGACGCCGAGTTCGGTTCCGGTAAAGCGTTCCCAAAACGTTTTGGTCGGATCAACATCAGAAACCCGATGGAGTAAACGCGACCATTCCGAATTGTAAGAAGTGATTGGGTCTTGCACGTTGTACGTGTTGAAAGCCGGGTCACTATTTGCACCGGTCAGCAAACGCACTCGGAACAAATGACCCTTGGCGTTGATTTTCACGTCTTGCGAAACAGGCGAGTTTGCAGGCAGAGGACTTGGCCCATTTCCAGCAACACCATACACCAAACCTTTTTGGTAAATTGCTTGCCACGAAATAGCAGAACGCAGCGGTTTTTGTGGAATGAAAAGAATCTTGCCCGCATCAATAAACTTCATCCACAGCGTGTTATTGTTTATTGGCGTACCATCCGTGAGACTTACACGGTCTGCGAGCGAGCGGTAGCCCAACAATTCGGCAGTAGTCAAAGTGCCGAAATACCCAAGGCGTTCGGTGCCTGCTTTCAGCGTTTGTGGACCGGGGCCGTTATTTGGGATCACTGGAATTGGAATCTGGTATTCAGGTTCGCCCGGTTGGATATACGTGGCATCTGCATCACCACGATAAATCGTAAACAGGTCAGAACCCGGTGGCGCAAACGCCAGATATTCAAACCCTCCGTTCACCATCGGTTCAAATTCAGACGGTGCTGCAATCTGATAACCGAAATGGAAGTTTGGCAGTTTCGAAACCGAGAAAACCGTGCCGTCAGGCATTTGGTTAATCAGTTCTTTGTTGTGACGCCACGCACCTGCATGCAATTGCGTTTTGCCGTTTTTGACAGTGCCGCCTGCACCTTGCCGATATGCTGTTCGAACACGCGGACTATCCGCTTCAACGCCACGCGAAATCGTACCGAGCACAACGGCCAGCGGTTGGATTTCTCCGGGTGCAGATTGCGAAAGCAAATCGCGAATACCGGCGCCGGTGCCCAGTCGATAACGAGCATCGTAACTGGCGTTGGAATTTGTGGTGTCGCTGATTGCGATAATCGAAGCGTCACCGTTGTTTGCTTGGAAACCGGCAGATGCAAACGCGTCGGGCGCCAACGATTTCACACCGAGCGAACTGGTGCGCACATTGTTTTCAGTGCCCGAACCGTCCATGATTACGACGGAATCCAGTTCAAACAAACCGACGTGAACCGCGTTGGTCGCAGCCGGGTAGTCTGGACTTGGACCTTTCAGGTATCCGCCGTATTCGAATTCTTGCGTGGTGAAATAATCAGCATCGACTTCCCACACGTTTTGGTTTGCCAGCCACACGCGCAGTTTCTTTTCTTCGCGGTTGATTTCGATATCAAGGCTGGTCCACTGCGCCGCGTCAATACGGCCGACTTGAGCACTGCCGTTCACATACACTTTGTATATTTGCGTACTGGAGGCAGAGTCGTAATCGTTGGTGACATAGACTGTCACCGGGCCGAATTTAATCAGCGGAATTCGCGACAACACAGTTGTAAACGTATAAGTCTTGGTCAGCTTGAGTTGCGTGCTGAGCATGACAAAACGTTCCCAGTGTCCCGAGAATTTTCGTTTAAACGAAATCGCACCATCAATCGGAGTGAAGCCGAGATAGTTTGTGGTGTTGCCTACCTGATAGCAAATGCGCAAAGCATTGCCGCTGTTTTGTTTGCCGCCGTTGCTGAGCACACCCGCGTAAACGTAAGAACTGATTGGAGTCGGCGTTTCGTAACCAGCGAGCGGCAGACCGTTAGCGGCAGCGGCAATCATTGCACCACCAGTTGCCGCCGACGTTTGCGAAACGTAACTGTTGAAACTATCCGCGAAAAGAATTGCCACGATATGGCTCCCTAATTACGTCGAGGGCTTATCCAAAATCTTTTGGCCGAAAGTCGCGGCCACTACAGCCGTCGGTTTCCAGCGCAGACCGGTGCCGGGGTCGAGTTCGAAAACAGCTTTTTCGGAAGCGTAAGAAGCTGCTTTCAACGCCATGCGTCCGCCTTCATAAGTTTGTCCGCCACTTTTGATAACGGCAGCGACCGACATACTGTCAGGTTCGGTTTGACGCGCAGCAATGTGAACAGCAACTGCAATAACGGCGTTGTCATCCACAACGGTCAGGGCCGCTGCGTTGGAATACAAATCTTGCGTTCCCGGCGTGCCCGAATAAACGTAGCTGGTATCACCATCGTTTGCTTGCTGTCCAACACGCGAGAAGTTTGACGTGCCGGAATCACGCGCAAATGCAACTTCGGCATCAGCGGTTGGCAAACGAGTTGCAACACTGACTTTCCCGAGACGCACGGTCGCAACGCTGGATGCAGAAGTCGAACCGTCCATCAGGTATTTGTCGTCAACGTCCACGATGGCCTGCCCACCAGTACCGTTTGCACGATAGTAGGCTTTGATTTCCCAACGGTCAACTTTGACAGTTTGCTCGGTCAGAGTTTTTTCGGAAACCATTACGTCGTTTACCCACACGCGATATTTCGAATCGCGCATGTTTACTTCGAGTTCGCAATAGTTCCAGATCGACATTTCCGCTTGGAAACTGGTCGGCAAAGTGTCGGCACACAAAACCATATCAATGCCGATACTGATATCATGATCGCCAATACGCGCCAAAACCAATTCGGCTGTCGGGTTGAGAACCATGCGGAACGCAAAACCGAGAATCACGAAATCCTTCGGAACGTATGGCGTCTGGCCTTTGTACTGTTCGGGCTGGATCGGTTTCGAAATCTGCACTTGGTTGGCAGCGGTGTCGGTCGAAACCGAGGAAGTCAGACGCGCCCCATACGAACCGGCGTTTTTTCCGTAGGCGGTGCCGAGAAGAAAACCGCGTGTGGCGCTGACAGTTGCATAGCCCGCCGATTCAAACGCGGCACGAATTGTAGCGGTGCCAACCGAGCCGTTACCGTAGTGATCGAAACCGTCTAATTGAAGAATAGCCATTTACGAAATCCTATGTTGTGACCGGGATTTTCAAACGTTGACCCCAGCTTGCGGCACTCACAGCGGCACGCAGCCAGCGGGCGTTTGTTGCGGGGTCGGTTTCGAATACCTGAAAATTGCCGGTGTAGTTGTACTGGGTTTGGCTGTATGGCAAACCGTCTTTCGCAACAGTGCCAGACTTCATGACCGGATAAACTTTTTGATCGTCACCGTCTTCGCGCCGCGAGGAAGTGATTACCGAAACAGCTTTGATCGAAAGCGCCGAAAGCAGTGCAGTCGGGTTGGAATACAAATCTTGCAGGTCTTTGTTTGCTTTGACGTAACTGGCATCACCGACCGGGCTGATCGACGCGACATACGTGTGGTTTGCGTTGCTGCCGCTAGAAACAGAAAAACCAGCCTCGACCGTAGCCGTAGGAATTCGCAAAATCGAATTCGTCCGTCCAAGGCGGCTGGTGTTGGTCGTGCCTGATCCGTCAAGCATGTAGAAATCGTCAACGTACATCCAACCACTTTGTGCTGCGGTTGTGTTTTTCGCCATCACATGCAGCGAAGTTACAGTCGCCAGAACGCCAGTGCGTGCAGCAACTTTGGTGTTAGAAATCCAGAATTCGGCACTGCCGTCTTTTGCAATTTGGACTTCTGCGAAATAGTAGACCCCAAGTTCCAGTTTGTATTGCTGGACCGCACCAAACATACGCACGGTCAAATCAGGCAAAACGAAAAGTTGGAGTTCTGCGTTTAGTTCAAGGATTTGTGTTTCAGAAGCTGGTGCAGCGTTGACCTTGAAAGCGAATCCGAAAACGAGGCGTGTGCTCCATACCGGAACTGCACGTTGAATCCAGATTTGATTTGCAGCGTTGGAAGTGGAAAGAGAAGCGCCGCAAGATTGTGCTGCACCAGTACGCGCCGCTGCATAACGGGCATACGTGGTTTGGAGCGAAATCGTTTGTGTCGGAATCGAGTAACCGGAAGCAACAAACCCGCCAGCCTGAGCCAGCGAGTTTGAAATATTGCCTGTTCCGTAGTGGTCGAGTCCGTCATGAAAAAGAACAGCCATGCGACTTTCCTTTTTAGACGTGGGCGTCCTTGCCCAATCGGTTTACGGAGTGATGCCGCCACCTTGGTTCAGTGCGACAATTCGCATACCGGCGTTGTTTGGTTTGTTTGCGTGCATCGCAACGAAACGACGATCCGAAGTTTCACCGTACACACGAAGTGGCAGATAGGTGTTTTCCGCAACAACGTCAGCGGAAGTGTAACCGAGCATATCCAGTTCGTAAGTGTAAGCGTAACGCGGAGTGTTGAGGCGCGCCGGGAAACTCACAACGTATTGGTTGTTTTCCGAAATCGCAACTTGTTCAACCGCGTTGATGATCGCCGCGCTGTTGGTGGTGTCGAGGGTTGCGTCATACGATTCCGACGGACGCAAAACATCAGTTTCACGAACGACGATTTTGTTGATTACGCCACCAACGCTGCACAGTGCAAACACCGGGCATTTGCCAGCGGTGATAACGGCGCCAGTTTTCCGATCAACCGGACGTTGAACCAGCAACCACGAATGCGGAGTTGCAAGCGTGTCGGTGGTCAAGTCTTCCCAAATGTCGATAAACACACCACGCGGAGTGATGCACATATAGTACGACATTGGGTAAGAAGCGGAAAGATCAACTGCACCGGCCATCACGCGGGATTTGCGGTTCAGGAAACCTTGCTTTTGATCGGTCGGCAAAGGCGAACGGTTGATACCGGTGCCTTGTGTGTATTTGCCGCCGACAACACCGAGCGGACCGGCAGTATCGTTACCGGAAACCAACCACGATTGCGTGCCGGTATCAGGAAGCGAAAGTTGCGAACCGACAACCAGCGAGGAAGTGTACGCGTCGAAAACTTCCATGCGCAGGCGCCACGGCTGTTTGTTGACGACTTCGGTTTTGTTGAGCGGGTCAACATCACCGGTCGCTTCCAGAGTCACGGCCCATTTTTCCGGAACAACCGGATTCGTCCACGGAGTCGGGGCGATAACTTTGAAACCGTTGGCAATCAGGTCAGTCACGATTGCCAAAGAGATTGCGCCAGCGGTAGTGAAACCGGAACGGCGAGTTACAAAACCTGTCATTTATTTATCCCCGAATTAGGAAATGCCGCCGCCCTTGACCAGCGCCACGATGCGCATGCCGTTGCTGTTTTCCATGTTGGAGTGAACAGCCGCGTAATTGCGTGGAGTGCTTTCGCTGTAAAGCGTCAGCGGGATTTCGGTGTTTTGCGAAACCACGGTTGCACTGGTGTACCCGATCATATCGAGTTCGTAAGTGTACGCGTAGCGCGGCGTGTTCAGGCGACTTGGGAAGGAAACCACATATTGGTTATCTTCCGAAACGGCAACTTGAACTTTGTCGTTGATGATTGCTGCGGCGTCCGGCTGATCGGAAACAGCGGAAACAGCCCAAGTCGGTTTGGTAACGTCGGCTTCACGAACAACAAAACGTTGAATTTTGTTGCCGACCGACGAAACGCAAAACACAGGCGCTTTGCCGGTGATGATGGTTGCGCCAGTATCGCGGTCAACTGGACGTTGTACCAGAACCCACGAGAAGTAGTTGCCGGAAACGTCTGCAATCGCGCCTTCCCAAACGGAAAGGAAAATGCCGCGACCAGTAATCGAAAGCTGGTACGACATTGGGTAGTTTGCCGACAAATCTTTGGTTGGATCGGTCGGAGCTACTGGAGCAGCGCCGCTGGTTGGGTCAGTGTTTACGCCTACCCAAACACGGGATGCCCGGTTGATAAAACCTTGCGTTGCGAATTTCGCAGGTCGGATCAAATCGTTGGAAGCAAATTTCCAACGGTCAACACTGTTTACGGCTTCGCCCATTTTGGTGTAGCGGTCGCCGACCACACCGATTACACCGCCCGGAGTGGTAACTTCCAAACCCGGATTGTTTTCGTTTACGATGTACGGCGGAGTAGTACCGTCTGGCAAAAGGTTTGCCGGTGCAACGCAAATACCTGCGGTCGCATTGTCGTAAACGGTGAAGTTGATGCGCCACGGTTGTTTGACCGAAACGGCTGCGGCGTTGAGCGGGTCCACACTTTCGCCAGCTTCGAGAGTTACCGAATATTTTTCTGCGGTTGGACCAGCAGGCTTGGTGTAATCACCGGTGCCGCCGTAAGTGAAACCGTTTGCCATCATGTCGTCAATTACAGACAGGAACAAAGCTCCCGCTGTTTTGAAACCTTGGCGGCGAATTTGAAAACCTGCCATTTAAAATTCCTCAACAATTAAGTAGGTGAAGTCCAGCGTGATCTTTGCGGAGGTCGCACCATTGTTGGTGATTTGACCGTACAGGAACGGCTTGCTGGGATTTTCAAGGTTTACGAAAATCGAGTATTGTCTCGTTTTCAAAACCGTTCCATCCCGAAGCAACGTGGAACCATCGTCAAGCAGATGATCGTCAGTTGCCCGGAACGTGTACGGGTTTGGGTCGATTTCAGGATCGAAATTCGGATCGCCATAAACCTCGACCAAGCAAGCTCCACTTACTTTCAACCGCTGCACTAGCACGGAGTGCCCCAATTCCATCGAAAACGATTCGCTGGCGTTTGGTTTAAGTGTAGCGGTTGTGTAAGTGAAAGTTTTCCTTTTGCGCAGACCAGCCTCGCTGAGTTTCTTACCCGGAGTCATGGTCATTTTGCGTTTTTCCTTCTTTGCAATCCTTTTGTTAAATTATGTCAACCGCCGTGCATCAGCCATGCGATTGGCATGTTTGGCCCCCGTACTTCGCAAACGAGAGTATCGTCTACGCCAACGCGATATACCCAACCGTCCAGTTTGGTTTTCGTCGTCGGTTTGAGGAAGTTGACAATAAACGCATCGACTTCTGCTTTCGTCGTGAAGCCCATGTAGTATTTCGCTGCACTGATCTTGTTTTTGCCAGCTTGATACAACATCGGTTTCATTCCAAACAACGTTGCGTTCGCTTTTGCCACTTTGTAACCAACCGGAATCAGTGTTGCGTTTCGCTTCACAACCGCATACGTCGATTTCGGAGAAAGCAATTGCGAATTCACGCGGTGCAGCCAATGTTGGTCAGCGCCAGAACCAGCGCCAAACTGGTTAACTGCAAACTCACGATTCCGTTTACCGGTTTCGTTTGCGTGAATGGAAACCCAATCGTTTTTACCCCACAGATGAATGTGTGCAGCAACCGCACCGACCGCTTCAATGGCTTTCACCACGACAGCAAAATCTTTTGGCGGCGTTTGCCAAACCGGAGTCGATTTAACGTCTCCAAGTTCTTCCACTTTCTGCCAATCAGGTTTGTAGTACGTCACTTTGTCGCGTTCTTGAACAGTGTACTCAACGAGTTCAATATTGGAGAACACAACTGTTGGTGCATACACATAGACGGAATACGCAAACGTTGTAGATTGTTCGGCCGCAACTGCAAATTCCAACATCGTCCATGTTTCGGAACCGCCTGCGAATGCGTTGGTGTATTGCTGGTCCGCATTTGCCTGCGCACCTTTCGCCCCGACTTCCGCACTGATACCAGTTTTGCTGGCGCCCGGCGAAACGCTTGCACGATAGCGAACTTCTGCTTGCGAGAACGTTGGGCCGACACTCGCTTGCCACGTCGGTTTCCAAATTTCCGTTTTCGACGTTCCGGCGTTAATCCACAAATCGTTTTTCCACATCACGATTTTAACTGGAGCAACAGTGAAGCCGTGAACGTCACTCAGAACCGCATACTGTTTTGCAACTTTCGTCCCTGCGCTGTCAAACTTAGACGCGTGGCCTGCCGCTTTCACTGGATACTGCACAGCACCGATTGCATCCAGCGCTTCGGTTTTCAGTGCGGTTTGTTTTGGAGCAATTACGCCAGTGGTTGCAGCTTTCTGCGCCGTTTGCTTTGGAGCGAGCACCGTGGAGTTTGCGTCTTTCTTCCACGTTTGTTTTGCAAAGACTGCATCGCCCTTAGCCACCAAAATGCCGACGAACTTGCCAACAACGCCAATGGTTGCGCGTTTGCGGGGAGTCAAGTCAGCTTGCAGAATCGACCACCAACCTGCAATTTCGCGAATGATTTGATTGCCCCGCGAAATGTAAGCGTACAGCGTATGTTTCGTGACAAAGAAATTCAGAATGCCGGAGCGAAGCTGAATCGTGTCGCCATCTTTGACAATTGCGGTGAGTGCAGAAATGTCTTCACCGTTAATGAGCAGTGTCGAACCCTCTGGCAAATCGCCTTCCAACTGAACCCGAAGTGTTCCTCCGCCGCCGATGCCGGAAACGGTTTTGATATCGGAATCGTACAGCGTGAATTTTTCCGGATACCGCATAACACCGAAGTCCATTCGATCTAGCAGTGTGGGGATTTCGCGCACCAGCACCAGTGCTGCAACTTGCGAAACGTACTGGTCAATCGGATCGGATTCGATCAACACCGATTGCAAACTTTGCGAAACGCGAGTGTTACCGCGCTCTGCCGGTGTCACAACATCGAGATACGATTCCGTTACAGCGACCTGCGCGTTTTTAGGTTCGCGCTGCAAAACCATCATCACAACTTGCGTGAGTCGGGTTGGCGCAATAGGGTCTTTCTGCAAAACAAGTTCGGAAACTTGCGTTACCTGCGTCGGACCAACCGGTTCTTTTTGCAAAACCAATTCGGCGACTTGCGTAACCGTTGTTGGAATTGGCAGTTCAGTTTCGTAAATGAATACGACCCCGGTTTGTGCAGCAATTTGTCCGTTACCGACTTGCAATTCAATTGTTCGATCAGAGCCAGAAGCGTCGAGAACAAGCAAACCCCACGAACCAGTACCACCGCCCGAACTATTCAGGTATCCCGAGGCACCGCCAGAACCAAACAGACCTGCAATTGTGCTTGGGTTTGTGGTAGAACTTGCCGTGCTCGAACCAGCTTTACCGTCGCTGTAATCCGTTACACCTTCCGGAGTTTTAAACGTACCGCCAATACCACCGGAACCCGTTGTGTTGGAGACTTTGGAACCGCACCAGCCGCCACCCGCTTCAAAAAACTTTCCGTTGTAGGCGAGAGTCGTGGAACTCCATTCTTCTGAAATTGCAGACGTGCCAGAACGAGCACCACCGCCTGCACCAACGACCAACGCAATTACCGATTTCGTTGTCGGACGCAAGGTGTGCGTAAAGCTTTTCTGACCAACAGTTTCAGAAATATCACCGGGATATTGCGTGCGGTAAACGCCGGTATCCAACGTGAGTGAGTTGTAGTTTGCGAAAGAAGGCAAAGGTTGGTTTTCATTTACGATGCCGCCTTTGAATTCGTAAATGATGATTGCACCATCACCGCCATCACCCCCGGCTGCACCACCGCCGCCGAGCGTACCGTTTTGTGCGACAGTCAGGTTTGTGTGATCGCCTTTTGCACCTTTGCCACCAATTGGAACAGTTAGCGTCAAAGGTTCTGGCAGCAAATAAACTTGGCCGAGGCCGCCCGACGCACCGCCTTGCTGTCCACCGTATTGCGCGCCAATAATCGCAATACTTCTAAACGTGGTAGTCGCAGTGGACAAAGGTGCAGTTCGGGTGTAACGATGTTCAACTTTAACCGGACCGTCTTGCGTTACAGTGTAGTTTACGTTTTTAGAACCGAGATATGCAGAAACGTCAGATGCGAGTAAAACATCGTTTACATAAACGTATGCCGGACCCGGATACACCGAAGACGCACTGCGCCCGTATCCAATACCCAACACCTGCCCGGCGATAGCGTTAAACGTAAACGAAAGGGAGCCAGTATCACCAGAGCCAAATTTGTTTGACGCGAAACCATCCGAGTTTGTGGTTTGCGTATATCCATCATTGACTGGCGTAACAGCAGGCGGGGTTGGCCCTTGGAAAAGGTTTTGCGCCACAAACCCACTGTTTAAATCTTGTGGTTGAACAGTAAATGCTGTGCCGCCTGTGCCGTTCAGATAAGACGTGCCGCCAGCGTACCCACTGGTCGCACCGAGTCCGCCGTATGATGCTTGGCGACCGGAGTTATCGACGTAGCGCAACCAATCAACTTCAATCTGGTTACTTGCTTGAACAATTGGATCAGGAGCAGTGTACGACTTACCCCCTTTCGCACGAAGCACTTCACCTTTCGCAACTTTTACAACTGCGTCACCGCCAGTTTCATTTCCGGTAAGTTGAATTTTCGAACCGGAGCGGTTGTAGTAAATCTGACCACCAGCGCCGCCACCTTGCGCAATAGCGAGAACCAAAGTGGTATCAGCCGCTGGCGTGAAGTTGAACGTACCCGGAGTTTTGAATTCCGTGCGCGTCCAGTTTGCAGGTGTTGCCGTAAATGGTAAAACAGGAACAGTGGCAGGAGGTTTCGGGTTTGGCAACCGCGCACCTTCCATAAAATATTGTGCTTCATGCACACCAACACGGCTGTTGACGCCAGCCGAAGGCAAGTTGTCCGAAAGCGGCCCACCTTCCTGCGTATCTCCCTGATAAATACCGATTGCCATTGCAGCCGTGTATTCAGGAAGATTGATTGTGTGAATTGCGGCATTGGGACGGCCAGCCCATGCTACGCCTTCGTCATCGACAGTTTGAGTTTTTGTGTCAATTTCGCGGAGCAGCGTAAATCCGCTTTTGGTTCCCGGTTGCCCGGTTGCGTAGCCAATTCGAATGTAGCGCGACCAACGATAAAATTGGACTTTGATTTGTTTGACGCGGATTGGCGTTGTGAAAAGTCGCCCGATAAAATCAGTGTAGGAAGTTGCGTTCGCGCCGTTGCCTTCCCAGTAAGTTCCGGCCCACACACCGTCATCTGTAACGGTAATAGCCGAAGAACCCGAAAGTGTCGAGGATGCAAAAACAGAACCGTTGTTGATCTTTCGGTATGGAGATTCTGCCGAACCAGTATCCATACCGGAATACATGCTGATTTCCATAAGGCGTTGGCGATCAACACCACCGGCCCCCGACATAATGCTCACGGCCGAATGGTTTGTCCACAGTACAACTGCCCGACCAACTGCAACACCGGCTGGCAAAAGAATTGTGTTTGTGACGAAACGGCCCCACGGAACACCGAGGTCGTCGTTTGGGGTTACGGTAACGTCGATGGTGCGAATAACAGTGTAGCCGGATTTAACACCGGACCAACTGTTTGCTACAGCAACAACAATCGTTTTACCCCACGTATGAAAATACGCTTCAATCTTTCGAACTTCAAGCGCGGCCGGAAAGTTTAGGCCAACGAAATCAGTTGCAGTATATGATGCACCGCCAGACCAACCGGTCGCAACGTTGCTGTCCGCGATTGCGTCAACGGTGCCAAAATCATTGTAGAAGGACGAAGCGCTTGGCACTCCGCCTGTAAGTTTCGTGTAGGTTAATGCCATGTTGTGCCCCTACGGATAGAAAAAAGGGGGATTGTGAGAATCCCCCTTTCCTTTTTTAGAACGTGCCGATGCCGTACCCCGGATCAGCAATTGTCGCGTTGCGAGGCGTATTCAAAACCAGATAAACGTGACGCGTTGCCGTATCCGAAGGCGCGCGACCGTAAATGGTGATTGGAACAGTTTTGCTGGTTTCACCCGGAGCAAACGTCACTGTACCTTTTTCCGATTTGAAATCGGCGGTCGGGAACGTAAACGTCACGCCATCGAAATAACCATCCGCTTGCGATTGCGCGTAGAAACCAAACTGCGCACCGTTTAGGAACCGCGCCAAGTCTGGATCGGTGGACAAATCAAAACTCAGGTTGTACGCATTGTCGTAAGTAGAGGAACCAAACGGCGATGCAGTTACCGAAAGCGTATTCCGGTCACGCGTCATTTTGATTTTCGAAGTTGCACCGAGCCAGTTTCCGCGCACGCCGTCATCGTAAACTGCGAGAGTTTTCCGCACAGTGTTACCGACAACATACATGAGGTTGAAAGTTGGAGAAGTGCTACCACCACGATTTCGGCCGACAACCAGCAAATGGTTTTGACCGTCTTCGCGAACTGCCGCAATCACACCGCCGATTTGGTCGTCGTCAGCACCAGTCGAACCCACAGTGAATTCGATTGTGAATTTCGAGAACGAGAATTCAGAAAGGAACGCAATGTAGTTGCTGGAGTTTACCGACGTGGTGATTTTGGTTCCGCTAATCGACCACGATGCCGCTTCGCTACCTTCCGGAATTGTCGAGCCAGCTTCGAAGAAACTGTTTCCTTGCGTGCGTCCCCATTTGGTGAAAATGTCGGAAGCGGTTGGAACAGTTGGCGGCGTGCCGTTTGCATCTGGCGAAGTGGTTTCCCATTCCACCGAAACCGGCAGGTCATACGACGAATCCAGCGAGACGGTGTACGTCATTGTTCCGGAAGTGCCAACACCGCCCGGCGATTGTGCAGAAGTATTTCCTGCACTTACGGCAGGCCGCATATCGTCTGGCGTTGCGAGCAGAACACGCCAGTTGAATTGCCAGCCACTTTTTGCACTCGGGAGCGTGATGGTAAACGAACCCGCACGGCTGTTTTCCGGAATGTCGGTTGTGGTGATTGTGTATTCCAAGTTTGGATTCGCAGCCGCGTTTCCAACTTTTCGCCAAGTGATGTACACCAGCGGAATACGTTCGCCCGGACCGTTGAATTCAAAATTCACAGTCAGCGAAGTCATTTGCGTTGCGGAAGTGTTGACGTATTCGCCTGCAACTTCCAACGAATTGTCGTCGTTGTCGATTGTGTAATAGCGACCGATGTTTGCGTCTGCGTTTGCCCATTTTGCAATCAGGGTCATTGCAGAAACACCAGCGGGACCGGCTGCACCAATTGGGCCAGTTGGACCACGCAAACCATCAACACCAATTGGACCGGTTGGGCCTTGCGGACCGGCAGGACCGGTAATCGAATTTCCTTGTGGTCCAGTTGGGCCAATTGGACCGGTAGGACCAATTTCACCTTGTGGACCTTGCAAACCGTTTGGACCTTGCGGGCCGATTCCACCAACTACGCCACTTGGGCCAGTGGGACCGGTTGGGCCAATTGGACCATCGGGGCCGCGTGGACCTTGCAAACCAATTGCGCCTTGTGGACCGGTTGGGCCAATTGGGCCACGCGGACCAATACCACCATAACCACCGGCTGGACCTGCGGGGCCAATATCACCTTTTGGACCGGCGCAACCCGCTTCACCCGGTCGGCCATCTTTTCCGTCACGACCATTTTTTCCGGAAACGCCTTGAGGACCAGTCGGGCCAGTTGGACCAACGCCAATGTTTCCGGGCACCATGAAACCAGTTGCCGACAATTGCGTGTTGTCAGAAAATGCAATTGTGAGCGTACCAGTTTCGGAATCGTATTTAATCGAATCTACAAACTTGTCACCAGTTTGCTGTTCCGATTGCAGGTTGAGTTTGTCACCGTCGTAAACAACGGAGTCGCCTGCATTACCTTTGCTGCCCACCAGTTCAAGTGGAACCCGCGTGATTTTCGACATTTAGATTTTCCTCACTTCACGCATTCCCACGATTTGTTGTCGGCGGAGCGTAACCGTGTATTCGAGGGGAGCATTCTCACCCATTCGCATTCAGCACCGGCTGGGCATTTTGCATCGGGGTCGGCTTTGCCTACATAGACTTGCCAACCCCCTTTTGCAAAGTTATCAACCCACGGGCTTTGCGCATCTTGGCGAACCAATAAGCGTCGAGCCATTTTGAGTTTTCCTTATTGAACCAGAATACCGGACCAGTCCAGATCGCCCAAGCGCGCTTTCCAACCCGGAGTATCCGAAGCGTAAATAACAGCGCCGCCCGAATCACGAATCACAAACACAACGTAAGCCGGTTGCCCGCCTTCATAGTTGTAACCACGGCAGATAATGCTGGATTCGCCCTGACCTGCGGTAAACGTTGCAGAAACAGTTCGACGCCATTCCAAGTCAGTGAATACAACGCGTGCGCAGTCAATGTAAATCGTAACTTGGTCATCACCGTAAGCCGTGATGGTGTAAGTATCGCTTTTCGGGAAAGTGAATTTCAGTTCAGCAGTCCAGTAGCTGTGATCCGGCTGTCTTTGCGGGCCGATAATTCGCGCACCGTAAACAGCAAGGGATTGCGCAACCCCGTTACCGCCTTTGTACGTCATCGGGAATCCGAGGTCAGACAAATTGCCTTCTTTCGACAACCAACCTTCCGGCGCGGTGTAGTAGAAAGGCGTGCCGTCCGGTTGAAGAATTGCAATCTTCGCCCAGCCCGGTGTGCAGTTTGGAACGTTCTGATAATTGATTGTCATCAGATGTTCGCCAGCTTCGGCGTAGAACGAACCACGGAAAGTAGCTTCCCAATAGTTACCACTCGCCACCAGAGCACAATCGAGATACAGCCAGAAGTTGTCGTCCGCTGTACCGGCCCAAGTGTAGATGCCAGAAACAGGGAACGTAATCATTCTTTCCATCACGTAATAACGACCGCCCGGCGCGCAGTTTACCGCGTGTGCCGCCGATTGAATCCGCTGTGCTGGATAACCAATGTTGTGATCGTTGTACGAGTTGGATGCAATTACTGCAACCGTTCCGCCAGTGTTACAAGTCGAAGCAACCTGCGGACACAGCGGCGGCAGACCCATATCCAAAATGCGCGAACGCCAATCGGCTGCATTCGACGCGTAAAACGCCGAACCATTCGGGTGCATGATTTTCATTGCGACAGCAGAACTACTGCGACCGCGTGGGCCTTTGTTTGTGTAAATCAGGTAAAGATAAACTTCACCAGCCGGAACCCAGTACGGACGGGATGCCGGACCTTCCTGCACAATCACGGTGCCAGAAGACAAAACGTGTTTCACGACAATATCGCAATCGACGTAAAGTTCGGCTTCGTCGTCTCCCCAAACGTAGAAGCGATAAATGCCTTCGGCCGGGAAGTTGATTTTCATATCGAGGATTGCGCTGAAACCGTAGTTTGCGCCGCCCAAGTTTTCTTGCGTGTACATCAACCGCGCACCGGAACCAACTTGCGGACTGACGCCACCGTCTTTCACGATAAGCTGCGCATTCGCTGGGCAGTTTGCAACCACGTTGTTTTCAATGGTGCCAACACCGACACCCGGATTGCAAATGTAGACGCCGTTTCCGTTTTTCAACACCAGTTCAATTGTGCGGTCAGGACCGGGACGGGAAATGCCCCAAATCTCAACGCAAACTTGCGTGGTAGTCGCGCAAGCAGGGAACGTTGCAGTTCCTTTTTTCGGAACGTAATCAGGCGGTGCCAGTTCCACACCGATAATCCCTTCCGAAGCGCCAGCCGGGAAAATCTGATCGCGAATGCCTTCCCACAATGGCGAGTCGCCGTAAATCTGAATCGAACGGGCAATCGAAACGGGCGCACGGTCAACCGATCCGGAGAAAGTCACACCGTACTGTTTTGCAATCATGTTGGCGCCGTAGTGGAAGGCGTCGTGGTCAGTCACAATAAACAGACCGTTGCCATCTTTCACAAACTGGCCGAATGCCGTTGCAGTCCGCTCGGTAGTGGTTGGCGAGTTTTCCGTTGCCAAGAAAATCACAAACGAATATGGCATCAGACGATCAACGTCGAAGTCGAAAGTCGCGCCAAACATCGCGTCACCGCGACAGGTCACGTCAACTTCAAAACCGATTTCGCGCAGAATATTTGGAACCCGTGTACCGAAACCAGTTGGAGTTTCGTCGGCAGGGTACGATTGCCCACGCATTGCCGTAGACATAACCAAAGCACGTTTTGCCTTTCCGGGCTTCGTGCAATAGTTTGCCACGTTACGCAGGTACTGATCGGTTACGGGATTAACAGTAACATTGTAAAACTTAGGAAAGCCAGCATCGTAGATAACACGACCAGTTCCCGAATCGGCCACAGCCAAGAAAGGGTAATTATATTCGTCTTCAACGAGGATATTAGTTTGCGCATAAACGCCCACCGCGTTTGAACTTCTGGTTTCGTAATCGACCGAAACAGGTTCGTCGTAGAAATGGTCGAGAGTCAACGTGTAGCAAAGCTGACTGATTGTGCCTTCGGGTCCGCGTACAAGTCGAGGATTGTCCACGCAAACAGTCGGGAACGGAATCGGGCACTGCAAGTGGAAGCGCCACACCGGGCAGCACGTACCAATTACACGAATGCGAATTTGCGTACCTTTGGCTTTGTAAAACAGGAACGACAGTCGGCCGGAACCAACCAGTGGACCTGCGCCAGTCATCACGTTTCCGTTTTGGTAAACGAGAATCTGCATCGGCTTTTCGCCGGTCAGGGTGTACGGAATGTAAACTTTTCCGTCAACCTGTGCGCTCAGGTCGTACCACGTATCGGTAATGTCGGCACCGTTGCTGTTGCGCCAGAATTCCGCTGCGCAGTGTTTGCCAAAATCTTCGCAACGCGCAGGAATGCCCCCGCCACAGCAGTAGTCGGGTTTGCGCATGCTGCCATCTTGACCGGCGCAATAAAGTGCATACGTCCATTCAGTAGTTGGCTGATCGCACTCGATTCGAATCGTTACCAAATCGTCTCCACGCAACGGCGCGAAGTTGAACGAAATGGAAGTTGTTTTTTCGATTGTGCCCGAGGCAGCCAGAAGCTTGCCTTGGTAATACACAAAAACTCGAATCGGTTCGAGGCCGACCGTGATATCCAACCACGTCAATCCCGATCCGTCGAGTTTGTGGATTCGCTCATACGCAAATGCAGTGCAACCGATCAACGCGTGATAGGTGCCATAGCACGGCGCAGGCTGAATGTCTGTGAAATCCGGGTCTTGGTTTGGGCACGAAAGTGCAACATCCCAAAGAGTGTTGTCGGCTGGCGCATCAACACGAACGAGCACACGACCGATTCCGGAAGTTGTGTCATTCATGAATTTCGTCACGTAGCTTTTGATTCCGTTGCGCGTGGCATTGGAAGCTTCGCGAGTGTCGGCCAGCAATTCGCAGTTTTTGTAAATGCGCACGCGAATGTCGCCGGTAATTCCGCGAGCGTTCAGTGTGACCATGCCGCTGATCTGCGAAACATCGACATAGAATTCGGTGATTGCCGCTTTGCCGCCGTAAGCAGTGGTTGGGCACGGCAGCGGATTTTCTTTACTGCCAAATGCGGTTGCGGAAGCACTGGTAGCCAGCAAGTAACCACCAGAGTTTTGACCGTTGATACCGTTGCCTTCGCCGCTTGGGCCGGGGCCTGCGTAGGTGATGCAATTTTGGAAATCGCAATCGCAAATGCGCGAACCAGTTGGGCCACCATCTGCGATTACGCCATTATCGAAATCACCAGTTGCACCCGGCCAGCATTCCAGCACTTCATCAGGCGGACAGTAAATATCGTCAACGTCGCATTCGATATTCAACCAGTACGCATTGCTGCCGTGCCGCACTTTCATTTCTTTGGAAACGACCAAACGAATCCAGTTCAGGTTTTTTGCATCACGAACGTACCATTCGCTTTCGCAAATATCCAGCCATGCGCCGGATGGCGTTCTCACTCGAAGGCGACTCATTCAATCCGCTCCAATTTGAAACTTAAACTTTTACCCAAATCGCGCCGGGTTGCACAAGCGATCCGGAAACTTCGGATGGGTCATCCGCCTGAATCCAGATTTGTACAAAACCATCATCGCCGCGTTGTCCGGGTAAACCTTGAGGGCCAGTTGGACCTTGTACGCCTTGCGGGCCGCGTTCACCTTGCGGACCTGCAACACCACGCGGACCGGCTGGACCTTGGCAACCAGTAGAACCTTTTTCACCATCGCGGCCATCGAGGCCATCCACACCGTCACGACCGGGTAAACCTTGCGGACCCGGTTCACCTTGACCTGCGGAATTCGGGGTGAGAAAACCTTCAACTTTGATTACGTCGTTATTCGACAAACGCAAAGAAAGCGTACCGGTTGTGGAATCCAATGCACCGCTAACAAGTGTCACATTAGCATTTGCGTCTTCATCCGAAGTAGTCAAACCTTCTCCGGTAAACGAAACTTTATCACCGGCTTTACCCCTTGCCTCTACCAAAGCAAGGGGGACGCGAGTAGTCGTCCCCATATTCACATTCCTGTTTTGCTTACGTTAAAATTACGCGGAAACTACAAATTCGGCATGCCCGGAATATTGCAAACTTTCGCTACCGGGTCGTAAACGCCGCCGATATGCGTACAGTCCGTGGTATTTGCACCACGCATCATTGCAGCACGCAAACGGAGCATATCCGAAGACGAAGTTTCTTTCCAGTTCATCGCAGTCATGAGGCCAATCCACGCTTCTGCGCCTTCTGCATCTGGCAACCGATCAAACAAATCTTTGTACATTTTGCACATGATCGGATAGCTGTGACAAACTGCGTTACCTTCAATCGAATCACATTCACCCAAAGGTTTATTGCAGCAATTGCAGCGCGGACGCAAATCAGCGGCAGTTGCGCAGCATGGGTAATTCGCTTCCGGATTCACCCAAAGCATTCCCGGTTCTGGTGATTCCGGTTCGCAAGTCGAAACAACAATTTTCATTTCGCCATCTGGACCGCGTGGACCCGGACGGCCTTGCGGACCCATATCGCCGCGTGGACCTTGGGGACCAATCGGACCTTGCGGACCAGTTGGACCCGGAACACCTTGCGGACCTTGCGGACCCATTAAACCGGTTGGCCCCATAATTCCTTGCTGGCCTTGTCTTCCCGCTTCACCACGCGGGCCGGTTTGTCCCATTGCGCCTTGTGGTCCCGCACAACCGGCAGGACCGGCTGCACCATCGCGACCATCAACACCATCTTTTCCGTCTTTGCCCGGAAGACCCTGCGGCCCCGTAGGGCCAACAGGAATTTTATCGGGAGTTGCAAAACCTTCAATTCGAATAGTTTCGCCGTTGTACATTCGCAGCATCAAAACGCCTTGCTGCGAATCATACGAACCTCCCGCTACTTCCGAGATTTTCGTTTCGGTAGATGGGGCGACGCTAAGTTTTTCGTTCGCGACAACGATTTGGCTATCATCCGCCATACCTGTTGCCTGAACCATTTGAACTGGCGTTCTTGTCAAACCACCCATAATTGCCTCACGAAGTCACGCGAATATTTCCATCCTGTCCACTGCGGTACATTACGGCACCGGTAACAGAGTTCAAAACTACAAACGAGAAACCAGCCAGACCGGAGCCTGCTTGACGCGCATCGACTTTAAACAGCACAGACGTTGCGACGTAATCATTGGAGTAATTCACTTTGTTTAGTGGGCAAGCATTCGGGTTATTTGCAGGTTCCTGATACGTCGAAATTGGAACGCCGCCTTGGTTAGTAATGGCGAAATCGTATGCGGTCATTCCGGTAGCCGGGTTAGACTGCACGCGGTTCGGTTGCGTGACCGTGGTTCCTTGCGGTACGATTTCCATCACGCTGCATCGGCCATTCATTTTCGAAATGGCAAAAGCAGTTTGTCTAAGCAGCATTGGCGCGCTCACGCCCACACCAGAACCCATTACCTCAATGCGGAAAATCGTTGTGGTTAGAGCACTGACTGGAAGCGAGATTGGCACCGAGACGTAAAAGTCTTTTGCAGCCGGTTTCGTGTTTTTGTCTCCGCTAAACACAATCCGTTTCGCACCATACTGGTCATCCATTCCAGCAGCATACAGCGCGGCGTTTACCGGATTCAAACTTCCGTATGGCGTTGGGAATGTCGGACTAATGACAGTACCACCACTAACGGCGCCTTGAACATACGGACTCGGTTTGCCGACATACACCGGGCCGAGAATTCGCGGGTTGATATTTTCTGGAGTGTTTACGATCACTTGGCAAACGGCGCCTTCTTCCCACGTTACCGGAGATTGCGTTTTCGTTCCGTCCGACCATGTGTATTCGATAAACGATCCGGTGATTGCAGTACGTCCACCCGGAATGCCACCAACGGTTTGTCCAGATGGGCAAGGCTGCGATGCCGATTTGGCTTGCTGCGAAACAATTGTCGGCGGCTCTTGCGGGCGAGTCGGCAATGCGCAGTATTCCGTTTCGGCGTAAGTTTTCTCAGTGTAAGTTTTCGTTCCATCCGACCACAGGATTTCGAAATAATCACCGACGATGAATGTGGCACCGCCAATGTATCCGCCTTTGGTTTCACCGGACGGGCAAGGATCAACACTGGTTTTCGGCGTGCGCGAAACAATGGTCGCAGCCGGTTTTTCCGGAACAGCACAGAACGATTCCCACACGGTTTCCGAATTCGTTTTCGTTCCGTTTGACCATGTGATTTCGACGTAGGTGCCAGTTTGCGTTGCGGTCCCTTGCCACACGCCACCAACGGTTTGACCGCTTGGGCATTGACGCGTTACCGTTACAGTGCGACGGCTGACTTCGGTTGGCGGAACTTTACAAACGCCATCCAATTCTTTTTCGGTTTCTTCGACAATGCCGTCAGACCACGTAATCTTTTCCCACGTCGCAATCAGGTACGGAACGCCACCAACCACACCTTCTTTGGTTTGCCCGCTTGGGCACGGCACCTGTTCTGATTTCGGTTCAATGAGAATCGGCCAACGCGGTTTGTCTTCGCACACCAGTTCTGCACTGGTACGCACTTTTTGCATTATGTCGCCGGAACGCCACACCACTTCGTTTGTTGCAGTCCGAATAATCGCTGCGTACACACCACCCGTCATTTGCTTCTGCGACGTAATGTCGTCAGGGAAACGCCAGTAGATTTGCACAAACGATTGCGGATCGAAAAGCGTAACCGTTTCTTTGAGCAGCCTGTTTCGCGCACGGTCCAAAACCGGATAGCAATTCAGGTACATCGCCACGTCGCAATCCGATTCCGAAGCTTTGAGAACGAAAGTGTAATCTTCCGCTTCCAGCGCCACCGGAAACTCATAGTAGAAGAAGAAATCGTTTCCGATTTTCGTCGTCTTCATGTTGTTGGTTTGGATATCCCGCACAGCAGTCATCAGCGTGGCGCCGTAGACTTGGCTGGATACCATACCCGGATGCGAGAATGCACGACTGTGCAAATTCAAAGCACATTCAGTTCCGGCACTTGGCACCGGCAACGTCAGGTCAGAAACGAATTCCAATTGCGTGTTGTACGAATCATCACAATCAATCGGAGTATCTTCGGGATCGTCTTCAACCGTTTCACCATCGAGAACGAGGTCAGGCGGCGAAACAATCAATTCACCATCGTCAGCCGGTGGGCAATTAATGACGAATTTGAAATCGCCAGTGCCACCAAACGAAACGACAATCGGACCTTCGGTTTCAAGGTACGAATAAATGAATTGGCTCGGAGCGGCCGGGCCAGCGATTGTGTCGATTACGCCGTCGCCAGTTGCAAACGTAATCGACTGGTTTGCGCCAACTTCGTAAGTGATTAGCACAGGGCCGTCGCCGCTAATGCGAATCGGGCGATCACTCTGCGCACCAGTTCCCTCATGCACAATTTTGCCGCAAGTGCCTTCTGGCGTGCGTGCTACTGGGCAAGGGAACGTAACGTCAAACGAACCGGTGCCCGAAGAAATCAATTTCACTTCCACGATTTCTGGCAGGTACAGGTCAAATGTTGCGTTGCCGGTTGTCGATTTGAAAAGCGCGCCGTCAACGTACCACATGATGGTTACGGTATTGGGAGCCGTAACAACTGGTTTTGTGTCACCAGTCTTTTCATCGAGGTCAACGAGAATTGTGTCACCGGCCAAAAACGTCACTGGGTCAGGTCCGCATTCCAGCACTTTCAAACTTGGGCAAGTGGTTGAAAGCGTTAGCTCACCAGATTCGGTGCTCACCACTTTCCAATTGTCGCCAACGGTGTAGAAGAAATTGCGCGAGCCAGTGACGTTTGCCACCAACTGGTTATTGTTGTACACCGCAACCGGCAGATTGGAATTCAGTACGAAGTTTCCGGACAGGTCTTCCGAGAAAGCGATGTTTGTCACGTTGGGTGATGCAAACGTGTTTAGCGTTCCGCAATTCACGTCGTGCTCAGGCGGCGGTGGCGGAATCGGGCAATCTACCCAAAGTTGGAAATCGTCTTCGCCCGTTGCCACAACCAGAATGTCGCCTTTCACTGGTTGGAAATCAAACTGGAAACTACGCAAACCGTCTTGCGGATAACCGTGACCGATTTCCATGCCTGCTTGGTTGAACGACAATTCGGTGTTACCCGGAATCACGTAAGTGACCAGAACCGAACCGGCTTCGTTTGGCATGCGCACCGTGATTTCCGATGGCGATTCAAACGTTTGCAATTCATCCCAGCAATCCAGATCGTAAAGCTTCGGCGGATCGGGTGGAATTACAGGCGCGTTGTACGGACACTTCACCGACACCCGAAACTGGCCGTAGTTTTCCGCAATAATTTTCAGCGGACCGTTGGCAGGATCGTAATCAAACGAGAAAGTGGCCGCGCCTTCCAATTGCTGCACTTGATACAGCAGGGTTTCGCGCTGGTAGAATTTCAGGGTGACGGTGACTTCTGTTTCAAACCAGATTTCCACGTTGCCCGATTCGTCGGTGGGCAGAATCACGTCAACGGTTTTGGCCGCTTGGAAAACGTGAATATCGTCGCCGCAAGTGAATTCGAATTTCTCCGGAATTTCCTCGGGCGGAATGTATGGGCAGCTAAACAGGTAATCCACCGTGCCCGTGCCTTGCGTCAGCGCATACACTGGGCCTTTGGTTGGATCATACCAAAACGAAAACGTGTCGCTGCGATTCGAGCGAATGGTTTTCAGCAACGTCTCACCTTGGTAAAACTTTACTTCGGCGTAACCCTGAATCGCCCACGTTACGTTGACGTTGCCCGGTTCATCACCGAGCAGGATTGTATTTTTCTTTGCGTACCCGGCTTGGTGATGATAGCGACCGCACTCGGATTGCGTTTCTTTGATTTCTGCAATGGGCGGATCGTCAACATATTCTTCCGGGCAGTCCACCCGGAATTTCCATTCGCTGTCGCGATGGTTGTTTACGATTTCGATAACGATTTCGTCGGCGCCAGCTTTGGTCGGATCATACGGCGCGTACTCAAAAGAGAACGAACCTTCTTTGCCGCCGGTTGGCGTAGCGCCCAAGATTTCGCCAAACTGATAAGCGTTCAAAACGTCATCAGCATACTTTCGTTCAAACCAGACTGTGACCTTGGCGTTGATTTTACCGAGGTACAGAAAGAATTCGTGAATCCCTTTACCACAGGAACCCACCCAAGTGCCACATTCGACAATTGTTTTAGCTGGTTCGAGCGGAGGCATTCCCACGGAATTCGGATTCGGTCTGCAACAGGTCATCCCAAATACTCCACTTCTATTAAATCACAGCAGCACAGTACGCGCCGTTGTAATTGTATTCCGAACGTTGAATTGTGCCGTCCGACATTACCGATTCCGTAAATGTTCCGGATGCCGAAGTTGGACCGCCGAGTACGCCGCCAATTGTGTGACCCGCAGGACACACTAGATCAGGTGCAGCGAGCGTAGTTACGGAAACGACAACAGGCGTTTCAACGCTGGCGCTGGAAACAAGGGCAAACGTTTTTGCGGAATTCAAATCAACGAATTCGCCTTCCCAATCAACTGGGCACAAGCAGTCTTCCGGCGCTGCCCAAATCAAATCAGTTGCACCGGGTGCGGGAGTGAGTCCAACAAAAGGATTCATTTCGCGACCTTGCGGACCATCGGGGCCAATCAAAGTTGTTGGGCACGAAAAACCTTTTGGTCCTCGTTTCCCTTCGCGACCGGGAATACCTTCTGGCCCTTGAATACCAGTTGGACCAGTTGGGCCGGGGGCGCCGGTCAATCCGTCTGGACCTACTGGACCTTCTTCACCGAAATCGCCAATGTCACCCGTTCTTCCGTCTGCGCCTGTTGCACCTTCGCAACCGGTCAAACCATCTTTTCCTTCGCGACCATCGCGTGCATCTTTTCCGTCTTTTCCTCGGTCGCCTTGCGGACCAGTGGGGCCGACGCCGAAATCAATCTGGCGCAGAAAGCCGGAAATGTTTACCACTTCACCACTGGCACGGACAAACGTGATTTGCCCGGAATCGTCGTCGTAAGACCACTGCACCGATTTCTCAGCGTTGGTTTCTTCGGGAACGACATAATCAAATTCGTTGGTTGCTGCGTTTCGGTTTAGCTGTTTACCATCGAGGCCAAGCGCTTCAATGATTTGAATTGGTTTCAGCGTGACTTGCTGACCAGTCATGAGCGCCTGAATCGACGGCGAGTTTTGAGCCGGTTTGTTTGTGATGACCGGAGCACCAATTGGAACCTTGACACTGGTGCCGTCAAGGGACGCTTGCGTTAATTCGTTTGCCATTCTGAATATGACTCCAGCGCGTTGTCCACTTCTGGCGGGGTTTGCGCCGCATTGATTGCAGCTTTGGCCAAGTGGAAAGCGCGGTTTCGCGCATTGATCGCGGAAGCCAACGAACCACTGGTGCCTTCAAACAAACCGTTCCGCAAATAGACTTCGCCATACCGGGACTCCATCTGGATAACCTGCGCAAGCTCGTAATCAAAAACTTTGATTCCGTTGTGCAGTGTCCAGTCGGAAAGCTGAATCCGCGATATGGCGACTTGTTTGTACGCGACCAAATCAACAGAGATATGCAAAACACCTGCACGGACTTCGACATTTAGAACGCCGTAGTTTTCGTGCAGGTAGCAAAACATTTCTTCGTCGATCAGCACCGCGTCTTCTGGAAACGGGCCATCACCGGAGTGAAGACCCTTGGCACTGACTGCCCACATTTACGAATCCCATTTTGGAATTTTGGTTACGCTGATGTTTAGCGTGAGCAACGCGGGGAACTGCGAAACGTTGGCATTGTTGATGCGCATTTTGCCAACCACTTCAACAAAGCCTGCCGGGTGGTTGTCTTTCTCGATTTCGAAAATGCGTGTCATGCTCGCGTTTGCATAGGCCATGGCCGCAGCGTTTTCAGTTCCGGTAATGCTGGAAAAACCAGCCTGTCCAGTACCGATAATCTGCTTGCCGTAGTCTGGTTCTTTCGTGTTGGTCGAACGCATACCGACAACGAATTCAATGTTTTCCAAACCCTGCGTTGACATAAAGCCGGGGCCGAGACGAACAGAGAAATCGCACGATACCTGAATCAGCATATTGTTTTCGACTTCGACACGGTGAGTCGCCAGCACTTGGTTGGCGTTCTTTTCCGTAATCAGGTTTGTGTGAACCGTGATCGGATCATCCTGCGCCGCAGCCGCATACGTGTTTTCGATTCGCAGCGTTGGATACTGTCCGGTCAATCGAATGCCGTCGCCCGCTTCAAAGTTTGGAGCAGGAATCGGCAAGGTGATTGGCGACATTCCGTGGCGCAGAAGTTTCAGGCTTTTGTACGAGAGGAAACCGTCATACACAACGCCTTTGAGGTTTGTGTTTTCGGTGCCTTGCGCTTCCACGTTGTCGAAAATCAAAACTTCGACTTCGACGCCATCTTGCAGCGAACCGGTCAGGATTAGCGTGTCTTCGACAATCGTGTACAGATCGTCGTGAACGTGCGTACCTTGGTGCGAAAGGAAAACTTGCTCTTTTGTTTGCGGCTTGAACGGCAAAACAAGATACAACGTTTCGCCGGTAATCATGTACGTCTGCGTGGTGATGCGCGTGCTGTAACCGGTCGCCAACACTTGGCGGAACGAACGCAATTCCAACGGCAGGCCAGCCAGTGGCGGTTCTGCAAAAACGATTTCGTTGGTTTGCGGATCGTAAGTGTACGCGCTCATTTGCTGCAACGTACCGGCCAAGAATGCAAACAGGAACTTCACGTCTGCAATCGGTTGGCTCATTTTGAAGCGAACTTTCTGGCCGTCGCCGGTGTGGTGATCGCTGGTGAATTCGAGACGCGTACCAGTGCTGGAAGCTTTGGTGAAAATGCGCAGGTCAATCGGCACAGCAGCCGAAATCTTTTCTGCGAATTCCACTTCCGATGCGTTTACGTCGAATGCGGTACGGTGCTGCGTTACGCCACCGAGGGCCGGGTAAACGAAGTTTGCGTTTTCAACAATCAGATCGCCGATGCTGTAGCGCGCTTCCTGCCCGTTGCCGATGTAGTTTAGGATGTTGATATCCAAACGACCCGGTGCCGTGTACAGAGTGTTGAGAACTTTCGCACCAGACTTTTGCGGACCCCAAACAGGCGCTTCACCCGGACCGGAAATCAGAACCCAATCTTCCGGAACGTTGGTTTTGTCGGGCAGACCGGAACCGCCACCGAGTTGCGAACCCCCGGTTTGGCGCCAAACTGCAATTGTGCAATTCGCAAGGTCAGTCAGGTTGCGGCCGTCCGATTCGATAAACGAACCGTTGGCGGCTTCGTAATAGAAGCGGCGCGTTTGTCCTTGACCAGTACCAGCTACAACGTGAACAATCACGACTTCTTTATCAACGAAAACTTGTGAACTCGTAATCGTGAAACTGGAAGTGGTTGCGGTTTTTGGTTTTGCAGAATAAACGCGAGTGTGATCGGTGAAGCCCCACTGGAACGCACCGGCACCGGAACGCATAGCCAGAACGGGCGAATCGCCGCCAGCGCTGTTTACCTTTCCGTTCGCAACCAGAATGCCGTTGAATTGCGTGGCGGCTGGTGCAGGCAAACGATAAAGGAAAGCAGTCATCGGCAGCGATTCATAATCGCCGTAGGCAACATTGATTGTGGTGAGGTCGCCGCGAGTGGAAGTCATCACGACGCTGATTTCGTAAAGCTCGTTCGGAATCAGAACAATCGGTTCAGAGAAAACGCAACGCCCCAGCAGAACCTCGCCGGTCAGGTAAACGCACAATTCCTTGATTTCGGTTTCAACTTCAACACTGTTGCCGTCGAGTACGAAAAAGAATCGGGCACTGTTTGCGCTGGCAACCTCAACGTGGTGAATGCTTCCTTGAATGAGCGTGTTACCGAGAATGTCGGTCGCATTTTCAATCGTCGGCGAAAGGCCGGAATCCCCGCCTCTGAAAAATACCGGGTCAACCAAGATGCCACCCGCGTTTGCGTTTTGAATCGCGCGCAGGCCAACATCTTGAAGAATGAGTTTGTCAGTCATGTGAAAACCTTTAAACCGGAATCGGGTTGGTCACGCGGCACGGTGGGCAGTAGTAAACTTGTCCACCATCAGCGAGAATGCCGTTGCCCATGCGAGAACCGCATTTTGGACACTGACTCGGATTCATGTTGGTGAGCGCAGAAGCGGTTGCAACTTCGCGAGTATCGGTGTTTTCTTCACCGCTGGAAGCTACCGCAGTTTCTGGTTTTGCTGGAGCGAACGGATCAAACAGTTCGCGCCCGGTGTTCATGGTTTGCATAAAACGTCTCCTTTTCCGTTAAATTACGGGGCGGTCGGAGTTTCTTCTTCCGGTTTGTCTTTCTCGGGCAATTCAACAGTGATGTTGATACACTTCGGTTCCGACACTTGGCCGCTATCATTCAAGATTGCGTAGGTGATCGAATCCGGCCCTTCGTACCCGCGAATAGGGCAATACAGCAGAGTATCAAAATACAAACTCGGACGACAGAAACCAGCGGACGGCTGCACAATCACAACCGGGACAACGCGCTGGCAAACGTCGGGACCGTCGCGGCGATCAGTTCCGTAGTTTGCGTCAACAAGGCTGAATGGCGAAATCATGTTTTTGATTGGAATTTCGCACCATTCCAAATCGGTTGGGTCTTCGTTGTCGCAAATAACGTCAACGCGTCCAGAGCGTGGCGCGTCAAACGTCAATTGTTGGCCCGCGATAGTGTACCCGGTCAGCATGCGCCGACCGTTGAAATACACTTCCACCCAATCAACACAGGGCGGCATGAAATTCAATTTGAAGGTTCGGATGTTGTTACCCAAAACCTTCATCTTGAATGCAATGCGCTCACGGCCTTCGATGCGACTGATAACGGTCAGGGTTTTTGCGGTCGGTTTAATCAAACGCAAATCCGGATTCAGTGCAATCATTGTTTTGATTCCGTTAGAGTTTCGCTTGGAGCGTCAAGTCCCAGTGGGTTCCGGCGTTACTGTTTGTGTTGCTCAAGGTAATCACAAACCCGTAATGTCCGGCCACATTGGGCATTTCAAATTCCGCTGAAACAATGCGGCCCATTGCTTTACTGCCAATGCCACCGGCCTGCACCACGTTGGCAACGTCGGAAGCGTCAGCCAGATAAATCATTTGAGTGCCCGTGCCGCCAGTGGTCGAAGGCTTGCCGACTTTGCGAAGACCAATTGTGAAATCAATGGTTGCGGTCGGCGAGTTGTTTTGCGAGTACGCTGCCGTAATGCGGAATTTCGTTCCGGCCGGGTAATCTGCCGGATCGTAATAAAACAGATTGAGCGGAATCGTTGTCAATGTGCCAGTTATAGAAAGTACCACAACGTTTGGCATCGCCCAATACGACCCAATCCCTTGCGCGCCGACCAATGTTGAAACATTCAAAACCGGACGGAAGCGAGCAGCCACGCCGCCGAGAGCAGCGGCAATCAGTTCCTGAACTTTTGTAAGATTTGGAACGTGCTTCCACGTTGTGCCGTCGTGATGATAAAACCCATCCGGCCACGTAGTCGGGTCAGCGTGGCCCGCCAACGAAAACAATTCGCCGCGACTGCCGTTTTCCGGAAAGGTTGGTGAAGAAGGCAGCGTGAGGTTGTGAACCACGCCACCTTCAACAATTGTGATATTGCCGTTTACTTTCATGAGAAGTTCCAGTAATTAGGTTTGCATTCTGGCTTCCTCTGCCATCCGTATTCCGCACTTAGGAAAAGGTAACGTCGAAATTCGTGTTACCGATTGCGGAGAAGTTTGTGCGGTAAATAAACCACAGTGTCGAGATTCCGTTAATCACACGGGTTATGGTGATTGGTCCAGCGGTCGAACCAATGGAACCATCGGCAGGCCACGTCGCACCATCCCACCCGCCTTCGACGTGCGTGGTTACTTCTTTGAAAGTTGCCAATCCCCAAACCAGCGGATACGCAAACCAACCGTAGCGACCGGCTGAAACGTTGATGTTGAACCGCCCGTCAATCAATTGGCCGGTCATGGCAAAGATTGCATCGTGCGAAACGTCAATCGGTGCCGTACCAAACAGCGGTTGGCTTCCGGTAACTTTCACTTCTTTTGTCACTTCGATAGTTTCGAAACCGTCGGAGTACGTGGCTTTGATTGTGAAACTTGGATTCACAACTGGACCGACCACACGCAAAAGACCATTGCTGGAAACTTGAATGTTTAGCGGGTCAGTCATGATTTCCCATTCGCACGTCACCAGCTTGCCGCCGCCCGGCACAACCGTATCCGCCAGCGTAAAAATCTCAGCGGAGAATTGGCTGGTTTCACCGATTTCCATTGTGTCTGGCGCGGTCATCAGCATGGTGCTGTATTGCGAATCGCGAACAACCGAAGAAACAACAATCGAATCTACAACCGTGTAGCCGCCGCATGTGTACGTCGCAGTAACGGTCATGGTTGCAGCGCGGTTGCCTTCAACAGTTAGGAAACCGTTTGCGTCAATCGAAGCAACATCGTTGTCAACGTCGAGTGCCCAGTCCGAAGAAACAGCGAGTTCATTCGGGCATTGGTCGAAACGAATCATTTGAGCAAACGACGCGATTTCGTTACTGTAGAAAACAGGCGGGCCGCTGATTCGGGAAGTCATCGGTTTATCCGGCCCCATTGGTGCGACGTAACGAACGGTGATTTTGTAATTCACTTCTTCTTGGAAATAGCGCGCTGTGATTACAACGTCCATATCTTCGTCAACATCACGACCTTGCACAACGCCAGAACCAACAACATCAGCAGCAACAAAAGTCGCGTTCGAATCAAGGGTGCTCGCACTCCATTTTGGCGTGACCGGTTCCATGGTGCCATCTTTGTAAACAGCGGTAGCGGTCAAAACGATTCGCTCACCGGCATTCACAAGGTTTGGACCGGAAACAATCAGGCCGGTGACGACGTTTGTTTTCGCAATGCACACAACGGTTTTGCGCTGCGTGAATCGCACACCATCTTTCAGGTAATCCGCCTGCACTTCCAACAATCCGATTTCCGGATCGGCAAAAGTCAGAATGCCACCAGCGGTAATGGTTGCCCAAGTCGGGTTTCCAACAAGGCTCCACGTCGGCGCAATCAATTGGCGGCTGTTGTCGGAATAAACCGCAAGGCCAGTCAAAACACCGACTGCGCCTTCGTGCAAGTTTTCCGGACCTTGAATCACCAACGAATTCAGCACTACCGGATCGCGGGTAATGTTGACGGTAAACTCTGCGGTGAAATCACGTACTTTCGCTTTTACCACAACAGCACGCGGTCGCTCGCCGGTCGTACCAACTTCCAGAATGCCGTCTGCACCAATGTGGTAATCTTCGCACGACCAGTCAGCGATAATCACACCGCTCGAATTGTCTTGGAAGGTGCCGATGCAGTTGAACTGCAAACGATCATTTTCGTAACCAGCGGTTGGGCCGGAAACGTTGATCGCCACCAATGGATTCAGCACTTGCGTGATTTGCGAATCGAAAGCGTGGTCCAGCGACACACCTCGGAAAGTGTATTTCGCTTTAAACGTTACGTCGGTTGTGCCTTCGGTTGTGCCTGTAGAAACGAGGCCGTTGTTATCGACGTATGCTGCACTCGAAGACGCCGACCAACGTGCCAGCACTGCCTGTTCCGAACCATCAGAGAAAACCGCATTCGCCTGAAACAGATACGTCGAGTTTTCTTCCAATTGCTTTTCGCCTGCGATATAGAAATCGGTAAGCGAAAGGTTTTCATCGACGTGTTTTACCTTCACCAGTTTTGCAGTTGGGTATTCCACGCCGCCGACTTTGTACACTGCATGCAGCGCCAGTTCTTGATCGGAAGAAACGTCTTCAACAGTGACGCGATTGAATGCCGCTTTTGCATACGGCGACATTAGCGTAACCTGCACGTCGATTTCGTTGTTGCCTTGTGCGTGATAACAGCGCACGGTGTAATCGCCGTAGGTGCCGCCTTGCAGCGTATCCGGACCTTCAATCTGGATGAAGCGAATGTCGTCATACGCTTTTTGAATCACCACGGATTTCTCAATCGTGTAACCCAAAAACTTTGCGTAGACTTTGACGGTCGTGTCGAAATCAACATTGCCAAAAGAGGCGAGGCCAGCCGGGGTGAATTGCACAAGGCCCGGTTTATCCGACCACCATTCATTCGGGAAAAACTGCCCGCCGTTTTCCTCAAGGAAATAGGAAGCGGAACCGCCCATTTCGATTTTGCTCGGGCCGTTCATGGTGAAGTTGCGAATAGGCTTACCAGTACCCGGATCAATCGTGGTGCCGTTTTCACCGAAACGCAAAACGCGTCGTTTGTGTTTTTCCACAACGGCTGCGAAAGCGAGTTGGTCAACTTCCACGTCGATAGTGAAAGCGAATTTGTCGATCACCAGATTGACGGGCGCATACGAATAAAACGCCGAAAGGAGACGATCTTTCAGCGTTTGGTTTCGAGGCAGGATGATTCGCGCATCGGCCCCCACGGTTTGCATGGTGAGATTTACGTGAGTGGTTTTGTACCACGTCCCGCCATCCACGCGTTTTGGCCCGTAGGGTTCCGGATAGAAATCAATGTAGTCTTCGGTCCACAAAGTTTGCACGCTCATGCGGCGGCCGAGAATAAACTCGATCACCCGCCACATGGAATCCAAACCCGAATGCTGATAAATCAGCGGAATCATGTAAACCGATTTCGTCAACCGATCAGGATTCAAAATCAAATCCAGCGGCGTATCAATGCCGAGGTCGCGCAGCGTAAGCAACACGATGTTTGGATCGGTGACTGCGGTGATGTTTCGGATTTCACGCAAACCTTCCATTGGTTCGCGAACTTGCGTTTGGTAGAAATCAGCCAGTGCGTCGAGGAAGTCTTGCCACGCGACCTGCGACGTAAACATTTCTGTTTCGAGGCCGTCAAACGTAATCTTTTCCATTAGGTGTTCTCGCGTTCGGTGTACACGACATTGATTGTTGGAACGCCGGACAGCGTGACGTAAGAAGTTGGATCAGTCAGCACGATGGATTCTTCACCGTTAAACGATTCAACTTCGACGTAATCCACACCATCCATTTTGCAGGCGTCCCGAATGTCGGATTTCGACAAACGCCGTTTCAGAATGCCAGCGCGTTTCTGGAACAGCTTGAGGATTGCTTCGTTGCATTTCAGTTTGATGGATTCCGGATCGGCAGTGCTGAGCACCGCAACCAGTACGCGCACGTCCACCAAAACTTTGACCGGGTTGCAGCTTTCGATTTCAATCATCGCATGGACTTGCGGCTGCAACCAATTGATGAAATTCGTCCAGCTTGCAGATTTCGGGTTTGGGTTTGCACCGCCCCACGAATCAAGCTGTTCGGGCAGGATGCAAATTCGCATCGTGTTCATCCACGTCCGATCATACGGCGCGATATCACGTTGGCCCAAAACACAACAGTCTGCAACGCCCGGATAATCTACAATCTTTGCGCGGATTTCAGTTGCGCTGATTGCCTTTTCCCGAGCACGAAACATCAGGGGGCCAAACGTTTTGTAATACGCGCTCGACTTTACGTTGCCGCCACCGAGGGTAGGCGTAACGGTTGCACCGGCCAGCAACGGATACTGAATCGAACGGGAACGCACACCGCTTTGCATTCCGTTTGCGGCTTCACCTTGCGAAACCACATAGCGCGCAGTCAGTACCGAATTGCGCGGCAGGCGAGCGCCGTATTCACCGTCACCGAAAATAAACGACACGTCGCCTTTTGCAGTGGTCGATTCGAAATAAACGTAATCGTCACCATCGTATTTAAACAGGCCACCGTCTGCACGATTCCACACGCGGGTTGTGCCGCTCACTTTGTCAGTGGTGAAAAGAAGCAAATCAGAAGTGACGACGAAATCAGGTTGGCCGAGGAAGAATTCGAGGAAATCAACCGGCGTCGAGTCGAGGTCAAACAATTGCGTTTTGACTTCACCCTGCGTCAGTTCAACATCCATTTCTTGACCGGCAGTGAAAACCAATTGGCCGGGGTTGTAGTATTTGACGCCGCCGATATCAAACGCGCTGTATTGCGGAACAAACATCGCTTGAGGGTACGCGTTTTTCAGGCGCACCGTGGTGGCGGCGCTGATACGACGGGAAATGTGCGTGCCTTGTTGGCGAACGATTGCGTAAATGGAACTGTCGCGCACAGCGGTAGACAGAAACGCATTTCGCATGCTCATGATGCCGAGGTGTTGCGAAGCCGCGACCGAACCACCAATCATGCTGATAATGGTTTCGCCAACGTTGGTTGGCAATGTGTCGATCCAAGAACCACGCTCGGTTAATTCGCGGTGAATTTCTTTTACCGCGTCTTCGAAGTCAACAACAATTCTGGAAAAGTCTTTGCTCATAATCAGCGTGCCAAGTTAAAGTCAAATTTCACCCGGCTCGGATCGAGGTAGGGCGACGAATAAGTGATCGAAACGAAATGCACCTGTTCGTCCGGAACCGGAATCACTGTGCAGGATTCGATGGTAATCCGAAACTCATTGTTGCGGGGGAACAAGGTCATGATTTCCGTTTTGATCTTTTGTGCGGTGATATCGTCACACGGATCAAACAGGTAAATCGGAATGTTGGAACCGATACGTGGCCTGAACCATTTCGAACGAATCGGCGTGGTGCAGATCATCATGATGTTTTGGTTTACGGCGTCGGCGTCTGTCACCAAAGTGTTTGGGTTGTCGCCGCCCATGAAAAGGTTTACGTCAGAATAGATTGGCATGTGTCACCCGGTGAAAACATTCAAAGAGCCGTTGCTTGCCATATCGCCACAATCAATTCCGGCGCCGCGTGTATGAGCCAACCGCCCGTTCACAAAAACCGTTGCCGAACCGGGCAAAGCTGTGCCTTGGTGGCAGCCCATTCCGGGGCAACAGTGCGCCATGTATTTATCGCCGGTTCGTACTTCCGCGATTTGGTTTACGAAAACGTCTACGCTGGCTTGTGCCGGAAGGGTAGACGGAAAGCAACCGTGGCCGGTCGAAAAGTCGGTCATTAGCCGGATATTTGGACGCCCCATGGCAACACGCTCCGAAACTGTAAATTGTATGTGTATGATTAAATTAGCCGGGAATCCGGGTATACCGTAAAGGAGAATCAAAGTGACAGAAAAGAAACTGACTGTTGGTGACATTCGCGGAATTGGTGAACCGATCCCAATGGAGTCTGGCGAATTCCGTATGCCAAACCCAAGTCCAGAACTGCGCGCTGCGTTTGCTGCCGCTTTGGAAGAAGGTGATGCTCTGGATTCCGTCATTGTAGTGAAACAGCCCGCTCCTGTTTCGGCGGAAGCCATTCACGTTATGTCGGTGAGTCCAGAAATGGAAAAAGAAATTCTGGCCGCAATGGACGAACGTGGAATAATTCCGGAAGAACTACAACGTCAAATCGGTGGGATTGCTGTGAATAGCATTGATCCGATGCAGCAATTCGGACACGGTGATCCACGCGACAATCCATACGGGCAGCTTCGAGTCCGCCATTTCACCGAAGCCGATCATGCGCTGGTCAACAAAACTCCACTTCCACTCCCGCGAATCGACGTGCAGTATTTCGATTGGTTGGGTCACATTCTGCGCGCTGGAGAAAAGCGTTGCGACCGCACCGGCACCGGCACCATTTCGGCATTCGGCCAAGTGATGATGCGTGTAGACCTGCGCCAATACTTCCCGGCGTTGACCACGAAATACGTTCACTTCATCGCAGTGGACGACGAACTCGACTGGATGAAATCTGGCAGTTCAAACATCCGCTCCATGAAAAAGAATGGCACGCGCATTTGGGACGAATGGGTAATTCCGGGCACCGAAGAATACCGCATGCTGGAATGGGGAGAGCGTATTCGCAAAATGAGCGTCACGCAACATGCGGACTTCAACGAATCGACCGCGTTCATGCGGGAAGACGACCGTTCGCAAGAATTCATTTTGCAGAAACAAAGTGAATTGCTCGACAACATGGGCATTCCAGACAAAGAACTGGTGGCCGGTGAACTCGGAAAAGTTTACGGAACCCAGTGGCGTTACTGGGAAGACACCCGAATCATCGAAGCCTCTGAATGGTCGCGTGACCCGGATGGTTGGGCAGACAGTGGTTTCGTTGTGCAGGGCAAAATGTTTGACGGCCACCGCATTGTCATTCAGCGCAAGGTTGACCAAATCGCGATTATCGAAAAACAGATTCGCGACGAAGTGCTGTTCCAGAAAGGTGAACTGGAAAAACACAAAGACGGTCGCCGAATTATGTTGAGCGGTTGGAACGTTGCCAACCTCACCGAAATGGCGCTGCCGCCTTGCCACGTTCTGGCCCAGTGGTATGTGTCGAGTGAAACCGACGAAAACGGAAAGCATTTCCTTGATTGCGAAATGTATCAACGTTCCGGCGATATGTTCTTGGGCATTCCGTTCAACATGGCACAGTACAGCTTGCTCACTTCGCAACTGGCACACGTCACCGGAACCCGCGCACGTTTCTTCACGCATGTAATTGGTGACGCGCACATTTACACCAACCACGTCGAGCAAGTGAAAGAACAACTTGCGCGTGACCCGTACAAACACGAATACCCGCAACTGGAAATCACCGGTGCATTCAATTCCATCTTGGATATGAAAACCGGCGATTGCAAACTGGTCGGTTACAAATACGACAAGGCGATCAAAGCCAAGGTGGCCGTGTAATGTTTAAATACTCCATGCTGGAATGGCACGAAAAGACTGATCGAGATTCGCCCAGTCTGTTGTGTCGGCTGTTCGGAGGTTGTCGGCCCATCGCTCCGAATTCCGGCTACCGGTATGCAGGCCACTGTAAAAAGTGCGGGTACAAGGGGTAAACCATGGCGCAAGAAACTCTGTATCGTTTTCGCAGTTTCAACAATCCCGCAAACACCTCGCCGTCGCAAGCCGGGTGGAGTGACTGGGAGTTTGTGACCAAGAAGAAATACAATGAAATCCTCGGGTACATTTACCGGGGCACGGGCAACTATCAGGCGCAAATGCTCACAGCCGAAATCGAAGATCACAAATTCGATTTGGCGGCGCGTGGTTATGTTGAACCGCTGTATCAAATGACCACGGAAACCGATTTCATCGACGCGCCGGTGGTAAAGGCGGTTGAGAAATACGATATTCCACGCCTGCGCGCCGAGCACTTGCATGCAGGTAAATGGGCCAGCTTTGAAGTGAGTTTCGACAATGGCGAATCGTGGCAAAACTATTGATGCGATGCAGCGCGCCGTTAACGCGTGGGAGATTTTGAAAACGTTGCAATCAGTGGAAATCATGTACCGGCTCAAAATGAAGTCGGTACTTGAACTGATAGACAAAGACGATTACGAATATCTCGACTGCTTGTTCATTCAGATCGAACCGTCAAAAATTCCCGACCTGATTATTCCGGTGCTGCGTACAGCGTTTGCACATCGGCACAATTTGGTCGCGTGGGATCAACTGCGTGATAAAGCGTGGGCGCTTTGCAAATCCCCGGAATGGCGACGGGCAATGCGCGGCCTGCAACCAAACCACTGTCTGGAATACGGACAGTTTCGTGAAAGTGGCGGGTACAATCAATTGGTAAATAAAGTCTTGGGAGTGTAAATGAAACGAGTTTTGCTGTGCGCGCTTCTGGCTCTGACCGGGTGCGACGAAGTAAAGGAGTTGCAAAGCTATACCGTGGTTGAACAAGCCAAGAAGGCGTGCAGCGAAACTGGGCAAGTTTTACAGCAAGTCGAATATGGCCCAATGTCAGGCCCGAATATCAAAATCACTTGCCGCACGGCGCAGGCAGGTGAGGACCAACACTACGTTTTCTAAGGAGAGGCGAAGATGACCCAAGAAGAAATGGAAAAGAACTTTCTGCTGAAATTCATCTTTGCTCCCGAAAAGTGTTGGCTACCAAACGAATACAAACCGATCATGAAACGTCTCAACGTGTGGGGCCGCAACGTAATCAGTGACGCCCAAAAGGACCGCATGTTGGCACAGCCGAAGTTTCGCACGCGGGGCTGTACGTTTTACACCGGTGACGATATCAAAAAGTTGAGGATGGAATGAGCGATATTCTTAAAGGGCGGATGCCGGTTTACGTTTGCCATAAAGAAGTACGTGGTGCGAAAATCACCGGCATTCGATACTGCTACAAAGGCACCAAGTCACTTTTGATTCTCGGTGAAATCAATTCCGAGGTCGAAGTGGATACACAGTGGTACGCCCGCCACGCACCGCAGATCGGCGGGTATTACGTTTTGTACGAAGACGGTTACGCGTCGTACAGTCCAGAGCGCGCTTTCGAAGACGGCTACAAGTTGAAAGCGAAAAAGTTTGTCGCGAAGAACCCACCTAAAGGAGATTGAGCAATGTTGAAGGAACGTCTGGTCAGCCGCGAAAGTCTGCCTGACCTGCAAAACGAATTCGGTTATGTGCTAGAGCGCAACGAGTGGATTCCGATAAACTGGCGGCACAACGCAATCGCCAGTTCCGGCGCGCCTATCGGTGAAGTGAAACGCGACGATCCAGTTCCGTTTTATTGCCGCCAAGGGAAATACGCGTACCCAATTCTGCACGATGCAAAGGAAGACTTCTATCGCGCAGGCAGTGTTGGGGCGGTAAAAGAACGTGACCCAACTTTCAACAACTTCTATTCGGCTGTAGCGTCGAACGCAGACGCAATCTTTGTGCCGCGTGAATTGTGGGAAGACGTAAAGCGTCACAAAAAGCGCAACGAAATGGGTCGGTGGATGGTGATTCACTGTATCGACAAATTCTTGGAAGCCGGTTACGTCGGCAAGATTGGCCGCACGCGCATTTATACCGATGCTCGGTTTGCTGCTAATGAGCAACTGTTTGACGGGAAGATGTTTGTTTTGAAAATTCACCCCGGCGTTAAGAGGCTGGCCGACCCGATGGTGCTTGATCGCATTATTGTGGTGAAGACCGAACGCGGCAACCGTCTCATGATGGAACGCGACCTGTCCAATCAGCACCATTGAAAACGAAAAACCCCGCTTTCCATTTGACCGGAGAGCGGGGTTTTTTCATTTGGCGGACTGGGCGCCACGAATTGCGAGCTTGTATTTCCGTATGCCATCGAGAATCTTTTTCCGTTTGGCTTCCCACGCTTGTGCTTGCGTGGAATCTTTTGGACGCTGGCCGAGTTTAATGAAGCGCTGTTCGCCTTTCTTGATTAGCGCTTTATACTTCTCGATCCGTTCGTTTGCAGCTTTCTTGGTCGCCGCTGATTTCTGCTTACGTGCATTCGCTTGTTGCTTCACGATTGCGGCAGGCTTGGGCGGTCCAGCGTTCTGCGGATGGTAGCGCGAGTTTGGGTGTTTGGCCAGATACGCGGCCTTGCCCTTCGTGCCTTTCTTTTCCGTGAACCAATGTTTCTTTTTCGCGGCTGGTGTTGCAGCTACTTTCTTTTTCGTCGCCATGAAGAATCCATCCTACGCAATTTGGTCACGCGGCCTTTTTGCGGGCGATATCCTGCTTGGCTGCGCGAATGTGGGAACGTACTTCGGCCATCTGCTCGTACAGATCACCGAGTTTCTTTTTCTGCAAACGCTTGCCAGCAACGTCGTTGTGTTTCTGGTGAGAAACTTGGTCGTGCTGTTTTGCCAGTTGGTGCAGTTTGTCTTCCAACCGGCGCAGCCCATCCAGTTCTTTGTCGAGCGGCGCTTTCTTGTGCGCAGCCTTACGCGAGAAAATGGAAGTCGGGTGTTTGTCGGTGTACTGCTTTTGCTTTTCGCGCCCCATCTTGCCAAACCACGTCCCCGCGATACTGGCCGGGGCTTTGGTGCGGCGTTTCTTCTTTACGAGAATCGTGCCGGTGCTGGCGGTTGCCACACTCCGACGTTTCTTCCCGCCTCCTGCGTTTACAACGCGTTTCTTTTTCGCCGCCATTTCAATTCCTCAACGCGCTTTACCGCGTTCCATAAGGCCCAACCAATTGGCTTTACGCATGTGCATTTTGCCAATCGGTCCGTAGGAGCCTCCGTTCATATCGGTGTTTTTCTTCTTTCGGTTTTTCAACCGACTTTTGATACCTTCCTTGGTTTGCTTCACGTCGCGGTTATCGTAACGATCAATCCGTGCGCCGTTGTGTTCCTTGCTCCCGGTTTCCCGAAAGCGGTTTGTTGCGTCTGCTAGGCTCAAAAGGATTTCCATCAGAACCTCGGGTGCATGTGAAACGTTGGTTGCGTGTCCATACGTTCGGAACCTTCCACGTTCACCTTTTGCTTTTTCTTCTTGCGCTTTCGCTGCTTGAAGTCGGTGTCCATAACCTTTGACGGTTTGGTTTTCTGCATCAGGTCAACGTATGGCCTTGTGGGGCCAGTTGGTAAAACCGTTTGGTTATCCGAAATGGAAGACGCTTCACTGGAAAGTTGTGGCGCATGCGAGAACCACGCACGGCACAAATTGGTAATCAGGTCTAAGCCATAGCCGACCAGATCGGTATCATCTGGCGAAACTTTTAACGCATGGTTGAAATGTCGCAGCGTGCGCAAGCCATCGGGTTCCTGCGCGTACAGAATCGCTGCGACTAAAACGTCTTTTTGCAACATCGGAACCATTGGCACAGGTTCAGGGTGATGCGGCTTTGGACGTTCCGGAACATCCACACGAAAAATTGCCAGAAAACCATTTTGCTCAACGCTCGTCCCGATGCGTTCGTAAAGGACCGGCGTTCTGCTCCGGTCAAATGGAGGCGGGTCTGGCAGGATGATTGCACCTTTGAGAAAGTGAATGCTGTCCGACCAGACTCGCAACCGGCTAGTCAGTTCGTATGATTTACTCGATGACAAACTGAGCAACACTTCCATTGCCTAAACCTCAAAGTTTACCGCCTAGTTTTACACGGATTTGGTCAGCCAACTGGTTTACAGTCAGAGAGTTATCCCGCATGTAAGTACCAATTCGTGCCGCCAGTTTCTTCTCCCGTTCTGTACCGTGCGAAGCATTGTGCAGAATGTTTTTCACCTGACCATGAAGATCGTACTCATTCCACTGGTAGCGGAAACGTTCGAACAGATATTCGTTCTGTTCGGTTTTCACCGGCTTCGCTTGCATGACGAAATCAACAAGCTGTTTCACGTCGGAGTTTTTGTCGCTTTGGTACTGCCGCATTTTCCGACGTTGCTGGTATGCGATTTCTTCGGCGTCGTCTTCCGTGGCAGGCTTGTCAAAAACCGAAACTGCTTTGCCGCCATACTCCATGCTGGACACAGGTACGGTTTTGCGCGTGTTTAAGTTTTTGTAAGCGGTCGCGTCACGATACAGATAGACCTTAATGCCGGAACGCAGTAGCTCGGTCAACATGCGCCGCATTTTCATGCCTTGCCGTTCTGGATCATAACCGTTCAAATCGAAGTGGACAGCGCGAATGAAACGTTTGGCTTTCGGCAGAATTTGTTTCGCGTAGTAATACCGGTCTTCCTGCTCGACACTGGTGCCTTTCGGGGTTACGCCCCAATAGTCTACGGACTCGCGTTTCATTTTCGAGTGGAGCAATTGCTCTTTAAACTCGATAGTGACGTTGTAGTAATTGTGGGTGATGACGCGATTGCGGCGAACAGAAAGGAAGAAAGGCTGTTTTGCGTACTGCAATTCAGCCTCTTTCCCTGCCACCTGCGAAAGCAAAAACGAATCGCTTTCGGCAATTGCGTACATCGCGTTAAACGAAGTGCCGTGGAATACGGCACCTGCATCTTTTGCCAACGCGACGTGTACCTGCATTTTACTTACCTACAGAGTCGATGGCTTTTTGGATTTTCGCGTTAGGGCGGCAACCGAGTTCCGCAAACATCGCGGCGAGAATCGAAGGGTCAATGTAGTTGGCAATTGCAGTGTTTGCAGTTACCTTGTCCCCACTCATGTGCCCCAGTTCAGCACCGACTTTCATCAGTTGCTGTTCTACCCACTTGTTTACGTCCGCGTCTTTGGCCGAGCCTTTCTTGAACGGCGGTTTTTCCAAAAGCTTTTGTGCCAGTTCGGTGCCTTTCGCGGTACGCAGTTTGTGAATGGTGAAACCGTCAGGGAACCCGATTTCTTTCAGGTAGGTGTTTACGGCAGAACCGGGCAACACTTTACCTTTGAACGTGGTCAGATGATCGGCAGGCTTTTTGCCGTCAATCATTTTCACCAGCGCGCCGTGCAGAAGCTGGCCGCGTTGCGTATTGAATTTTACAACGTGGCGTTGCTTACCACCAGATTTACCGGTGTAATTCATGATGACGCGTTGGTCGTTGATGTTTACGTGTTTCATCAGCAGCGTGGAAATGCCGTGAGTGGTCACGCCATCGGTTGCAGCTTTGGTGCTGCCGATACGACCGGAAGTTTGATAAATCAGTTCGCACAGCAGGGCGCAAACGGAGTTTTTGGTGGACGGAACTTTTTGCAGATCAGGCAACCATTTTTTGGTGAGCGCTGCCAGATTCGCCATTGCGCCGTTAACCACGTCAAACTTCGCGGCCTTCGCACCAGCGCGGTAATCGACGGTGTACGCACGCGAATAGTCGGCCGAGAACGGTGCTTTAAACATGCACACATACGCGTTGTCGAGTTTTGCATCGTATGCCGGGTTCATTTGCACGATACCGGCTGGCGCTTGCAAAAGCTTTTTCCCGGCGACGGTGTAATACGCACCGAGGTCGTCGATCATGCCGACGAAAGTTTCCGGAATCGGGTTGAGCGTATTGCCCAGCGCCTTTTTCACTTCGGCGATTGGCAGATACGGTTTGCCGCTGGAACGAACGAGGTTTGCCAACTGCTTTTTGTAGAAGGCGTTTACCTGTTTGCGCAGGTCGAGGTATTCCTCATGCGCTTTGACTTTCGAACCTTTGGCCTTGTTGTGTTCCTGCCAGCCTTTCAACACTTCGACCGGCATTTCGTAACCGCTGACGTGGCCGTGCTTTTTCACCAACGCTTGCAGCTTGGCGTAAACGGATTTCATATCCTCGCCAGCGTCTTCGGTGTGCAAAAACATTTCGTTGATATCCGGATCGCGCAGAACGGAAACGTTGCGCATCAGTCGCTTTTCAGCGGCTTCGGAACCAGCGGCAGCCAAACGCAAATCGTTGATGAACCCCAGTTGCTGGCGGGTCACGTCGGTTTCGCGGTCGATGATGTTTTTCTGTTCTTTGATCTTTTCAAAGACGGCATTGATTGCAGTACGCACGTCGTCGTGCTCTGCAACGTCCCGACCAGCGACGATCAGACGGATTGCCTGATTGAACGCTTTGGTCATTTTGAAACGGGTTGCGAATTCTTCCGCCTCGTCGCCCCACAGATTCAGTTTGCGCAGAAAACTGGTTTCATACGCAAACTCGCGGGTTTTGTACATGGCGACCAGACATTTAATCGCAGATTCCGTCGAACTTGGGTTTACGGAAGCGAGAGAAATGTACATTGTCTGTCCTGTTATCGAAGATTTTTCATGACGTATTCCATGCGTTCGAAGCGATTTTCAAAGCGGCGTGCTTCGATATCAGCAATCGGAACGGGAATACCAACGTAGTAGCAGACTTGGCCCCACGAAATGTTGGCAGACGGCTCAACCACTTTGCCATCGTAAACGCAAAACGCGTGAGGCTCGATGGAAGTTTTTTCACGGCTGGCGGTGATGAAATAGCCGTAATACAAGTCGAGGCCATTGTCGGCCGCAAACTTGATTGCAGTGTCAATCGGGTCGCCTTTTTCCGTACCAATCAATCGCGCTTTCGGAATGATTGGGATAACAGCCAAACGTTTTGGCAGGTCACGCCAGAATCCGCGTTCCTTGCACAGACGTTCGACCAAACCTTTCGGCAAATACTGCTTTAGCTCGAAAGCCAAAGCGGTAAACATCGTTGCACGCCGCAGTTTAATCTTCATCAGTTTTCAATCCAAGACATTGTTTGACGTGATGCCACGTTTGATCCATCACCACCGACAGCGGTTGAGTAGCGTCAATGACAACGGTGTTGGGGTCTTCGTTTGCCATACTTAGGAAATTATCGCGGACTTTGCGGAAATACTCGATACCGCGCTTTTCGATTTTGTCCATCTTGCCAGCGCCACGACTTTTCAGCATGCGCTCTAGGCCAACTTCCGCAGGCACGTCAAACATCAACGTCAAATCGGGTTGCTGCAAATACGGTTTGCACGCGTTGTGAATATCGCGGGTTTCCGGACAGAACACAGACTGGTACGCCAGACTGGAATCGTAATAACGATCCGTCAAAACGTGAACACCGCGTTCGAGGTACGGTTTAATCAGCGATTTGGTGTGCTCGGTGCGGGCTGCGTAAAACAGCAGTGCTTCGGTCACGGTTGGGAATTCGAATTGTTCCGAAAGCAAATAACGCTCGCGAATGTCTTCCGCAAATGCAGTACCGCCCGGCTCGCGGGTGATTGCATATTCCAGACCAAGAATGGTGTTCAACCGCATATCGACGTGATTGCGGTTTGTGGTTTTACCACTGGCGTCCATGCCAGAGAATACAATGAACTTGCCTTTCATACTCGAACCCTTCTTGATCGTTTTACGTTCCGGCGACAATCACCAGTCCGCCAAGCCATTTTAACCAGCATGCCGTATTGAACGTCGGCTGGCACTTCACGCCATTTTGCTTTTTGCAAACAGCGGATTTTTCCATCGTGCAGGTACAGAATCCCTGCCCCTTCTGCTTTCAGTTCCGCACGAATCTCTTTAAAGCAGCGGCTCTGAATAACGGATGGAGCAAAGATGAAATAAAACTGATTGACGTAGGGGAGATAGTTTCTCCACTTCGCGTCGGCCCGGAAATCAGCGAGACAGCTTTTGATTTCTAGGCCCACAAAGTTGCTTTTGAAATTCATGCACACAGCGTCGAGGCGGCGTTTGCCCCAACGCTCGATTCCGAATTCCGGGTGTACACTGTACGTTTTCTTTGCCCAGTAGAAAGTTGCGGCAGTTAGCAGGGCGGCGGTGATTTCGCGTCTGTTCATCGGGTCAGCTTCAACATCTTGTATTCGTCTGCCATGACATTGTTTGGGTCATGGTCCGCAAGCATTTTCAGGATCGACTTTTTGTAAGTCTCCGAATCGACCCGCCCGGCGTAAGCGTCAACGATATCCTGCAACTTGTTGTTTAGGTCCGGCAACGTGATTGAGTTTCGCGCTACACGACCGATCACCGATTTCAAATCGGCTTCAATCAACTTGTTGAGTTGACGCAGCGGGAATTCCGACCACTTGGCTCGCAGGAAAGTATCCGAGGCACCATATTTGCGCATTACGTTTTGGAAACGGGAGAAGCCCAGAGCGTAGGTGTCCGGCATTGCTTTGTAGTTTGGAATGTCTACGCCGCCACCGGAAAGTTTGATTTGCTTTTGCTTCATGCCGGAGAACATGGAGCGTTCGCCTTGCGGTTGGCTAAACCACTTCTGCAACTGCGCTGGTTTGAATTTGCCGGAAGACGGCCACGCGGTGTATTGCGCAACACGCAAATCGTTTGTTTTCAGCAGGTAGATTTCCGAACTGCCATCACTCGGATGCGCCAGCGAGAATTGATCGACGAAGGAATCAAACTGTTCGATCATGCTGGTACGCGCCCAGTAAACCTGAATACCGTAAGTGCGGTTGGCAGGTTCAACGATCATAGCAAACAAAGTTTCCGATGCGTGCTTGTCGTAGGTTTCACCTTTCGCCACAATGTCGATATTGAAACCGAGCGCGTTGATACGGTGCATTTCCGCTTGGAAGTTTGGACCGTGCGAATCCAGCGTGATGGTGTTGTCCCTGAGCTTGATCCCTTTCGCATACAGGAACAGGTGAATCATTTCGTGAACAACGGTGTCAGTAAACAGCCGAATGTCGGCCATCGACTTTTCGTTGATCTTCATGGTGTAAACGGGTTTGCCTTTGTGCCATTCCAGAACGGCAAGGCCGAGAATGCCGTTGTCACGCGTTTTCTCAAACGTGACTTTCGGGCAACCGCCGTTAAACAGCAGCTTGTTATAGTAGTCGTAAAACTTGGGAATGATTTCAAACTTCGGCGCGTAGTCCAGATACGGAGGCATCGCCGGGTTTGGTGTCACGTCCAAAGATTCTTCCGATTCCTTGAGCAGTGCCCGCGCTTCTTTCGGCGTGACCACAAACGGAATCGAAGTGTCGGCGGCGAAAAACACTTGGTAATTCTTGCCGTATTTGTTGAGGATGAATTCGTCACCCACAACCAGATCGAGTGCATAGTCGGGGTTGGCGTCTTCGAAGGAAATGCCATCCCCTGTGTACTTATACCGCGCCATGGAAATTCCCCTTGATGTAAACGACCTTTTTCGCGAATGCAATTTGCGAATTGATGTAATCGGACTCACTCACCAGATCGGGATTCAAACCCAGCGCCGTGATATCCGAAATGTACAGGCTGTAGTCCGCAGTGTACGGAATGCCGGTTTCGATTTTTGCCAACCACACGAAAGGCCGCAGGCTAGTCGGGAGCAAAATCTCTGCCCCTTCGATTTCCGTTTCGTGAACCAAAAGAATGAAACGGTGACTCAACGCCGGTTCGACACGGCGCATATTTTGAAACCAAATAACGTCTTCTTCGAGGATTCGAATCAGGTTTGAAAGCACAGAAACCGCGCCTCCCACTGTGGAAATCACCTTTGGCTTAGGCAACTCATAGCGGAATGGCGCGGTTAGGTCAGCTTCTGTTGCGATCTTCATTCGCATTTTTCTTTTCTTCCCATTCTATCCACTCCTTTGCAGTCCGTGCTGCGTCAGGATGGTGAACGCCGCGTATGCGCAGCAATTCAATGTAAGGAAGGCCGTTGTAATCGGCTTTGAATTGGATCACGTTCTCGATATTGATTGGGTCGTCGTCAATCGCGTAGTAGTTGTCATAGATACATTGGTGCTTCACCAACCATTCACGAATTTCGCGTTCACGATTGCGTTTACCCCCGCCGTAGTTTTGGCCGGTACACCAGTGTTCATGAAATTGGAAACCTTGCAACGCGTATTCCCTTTCGAGAAATCCTTTGGCGTCCAGTGCGTCGTCGCACAGAATGCGAACAGTGGAAGAAAGGACAACGCGCACGTCTTCGTGAGCAAGGAATTCGTTTACTGTGACGACAGTTGCCGGATCGTATTTGAAGCCTGCCAGTGCAGACCGCATGTTTTGGATCGGGCCGTCAATATCGAGAAACACAATCTTCATTTATTCAGCAACTCTCGCAGTTGTGCTTGGAGTTCGCGGATAGTTTGCTCGCGTTCGTTTTCGCGTGCAACCAATTCGTTGATGTTTTGAATAAACAACCCGGCCAGTGCGGTGTACAGCACGGCGAGTTTTCCGTCATTGCCTTTGGTGACAAGTTGAGGCAATACCTTTTGCAATTCTTGCGCGATAACGCCCATCGAGGCTAGGCCGCTCGAACGCCATTCGAAAAACACTCCACGCAATTGCGCAGTGATATCGAGGCTGTTTTCAATCGTGCGGACTTTCTTTTTCAATCGTTTGTCCGACGCCAGCGCTACTTCGGTTTTCGCGATGATTTGCCCGGTGTCGATATCAAACTGAATTGTGTCTTCGGTCCCGTTGTTGAACATGAGTTTATTCGACGGACTGACCGCCGTGTATTTCACGTTTTCGGAATCGACTGTAATCTTTGCTTTGCCGTTAAAGCCGATGGAGCCGGTACTGGTGATTTTCAATTCGCCAGTCATATCGCCGCCATCTGTGGGAACGTAACCGTCACCACCTCCGCCGCCACCGCCTTTCTTTTCGGCAATCCATGCAGTGTTTGCCAAACTGTTTGAAGGCAATGTCCAATCCGAAATGTCTTCGCCGTCAACAATGCGAACGATCATACCGGCACGACGACCACCAATAGGAATTGCGTTTCGCTCGGTGATGGACGAAACACAACGAAACCCGCCTTTCAGTTCTTGGTCATCGACAGTATACGCTACAGATGCGCTTGCCTTTTTGAGAGGACTGCCGACCGTAATTGCCATTAAAGTTCTCCTACCGAAAAGATTAGCAGGTAGCCGGATTGCGGTTCGAGAAATTCAAATTCGATGATTTCCTCGTCCGGTGGCTGGCGCTGTTTATTCGGTGTGACTAAGTTGCCGTCTGTGTCGTAAACTTGCACGACACTGTTTTGGGCAAGGCGTGGAACCGTAAACGTTACTTCGTTTTCGAATTCGACGCGTTGCATTTTTGCGTATTCCTTCAAATCCTCGACTCGCACAGCGTGCTTTGGATCAGAAGGTTTACTTTCAATCGTAACTCCTTTTCCAAGCACGACAGGCTCGTACAGTCTTGTCATGGCGTTTTACTCAACTGGGTTAGGAATGGCGTATAAAAGTAAATTACTGCCGAAAACGGAAAAGCCCAGCAATGCCGGGCTACCGAAGATACGTCGATGGTTCCTCGCTGAGATAGCGAGCGGTCTGATATTGCATTTGTTTGGAATGCAGAATGTGCGGCCTTCCGCGTTTAATCATTTGAATTGCGTTTGGGTCAGAACGCTTTACGCCGACCAGCAATTCACCGGAAAGAAAAAGACGGGTATTCGGCATTGAGGCCATCAGTTTGTCTCCGAACGGGTTGCTTTGATAATGTGCTCACCACCGCAAGTTTCGGTACGGGTGCGGCCGACCTGCACGTCGTCGTTTCCACCGACAATCACTTTTCGATTGCCGCCAATTTTCATTGTGTAATCGCCGGTGATTTCTTGGTGCATGTTGCCGCCACCTTTCCCGAGCAAGCC